TCATATCTTGCGTAATAACGATATTGCTTTCCATAAGCCCTCCTACACCATCGGGAACGCCATCCAATGCGTCACAGTCACGTCTTTTGGCAGTCTCTCGCCTATCTCATCCCAGAACTGACCGTCTGCGTAACAGCCAAGAAAGTACGCTGTCGGCGAGATTCCTTGCAACATTTTTCCATCTTCATCACGCCACGTTGTCTTAGTCGCAAGCAACAAAGGCTGTGTCCGCTCTCGTGGCGGTTCGCTTGCTGGATGCCAGAGTGTGTTAGCCATTTTTATACCCCGCAGTAGCAAAAACGACTACACATCCAATTAAGAAAATAGCAACATTGATAACCGCACAAGCAACAACCTTGATAACGGTGCTATCAATATATTCGTCCAAAATTTCCCAAAGGATACATCGTTCAAACAGATAAATGGGAGATACAAACAATATACCCACCATCGTTGTCAAAACGATTCCTAAAGCGACTTCATATATCGGCATTGTCCTTTCTCCCTTCAATCTCCATCCCACACGCCATCTGGTCGCATCTTTGCGAATGCAAGCAGACCGTACAAGGCGCGTTTTGCGTTGCCCTCTGTGGCGTTCCAGTAGTCGCTATCGTCCACATCGTCACCTAGTGCGGAGATGGCCTTTTCAAGCATCGGGATGCTTTCTGCGCCTGTTTTGCCATAGATGGAGCGGATGCCGTTCTCGCCAAACACTTCCGGTTGATAATAGAAGTGGCCGTAATTATAGGTGACGTTGAGCCACAGTTCTTTTGTACCGCCCATAGCGCGCATACCACCAGCGATAAAATGCGTACTATCCGCTTTGAGCGGTTCGTGCGTTACAGAGTCGCAAAGTGAAATATCATAGCTCATTTTCTCATCCTTTCGCCAGCCATACAGCCAAAAGACCACCGCCAAAGACAGTGGCGTTAATAGCCGCCACTATCATTACATGAATAATTGTAGAACGTTCTGGATGCTTCCACGACCATCCAAGCGAAATGTCATCGGTCATATCCCAAAGAAACATTTCAAAAATCGTGACAAAGACTCCAGCAAAGAATGTTATGAGCGACCCCAAAACAAATATGGCAAATGTTTCTTTAGTTGTCATTTTCTCTTTTCTCCCATTCTTTGCATCCACGTTCATCCCACACGAAGTCTGCAACGTGTTCTGATTGGTCATTCACGCACACGCCCTCCGGCTCTGCGTACCATTTGCAAGAGCCACAGGACGGCTCAGATTTGTTTTTACAGGATTCTGCTGTGCATCGGATAGCTTTTTCAGCAGAGAACTGCTTGATGCCCATGCAAGTGCAATGTTCGGTGGTGCAGTAAACATCCATTATCTCTGCCCTCTCTTTCTCCTTCTGTTGGCGTTGAACCGCCCGATCACTCGCTTATACTCCTCATAGCACTCCGGGCATAGGTCGCCCGTGTCCCTGCGCCATGCCCAGTCTTTGAAGTATTCGTCAGGGTTCATCATCCTGCCGCCAAGAACCGCTCCGCAGCGGTCACACACTCGCTTGTGGTAGATTCCTCTGTCAGTTTGCATTATTCGCCCTCCCCAACATCCTTAAACAGGATTTCTTTGTCAGCTTTCCAGTCTTTGATTTTGCACGGAATGTCCGTGCCGGGAACGGTCTTTTTCAGACCATCCATCTGCCAGATGTTCCATGAGATGATGTCTGCGATGCAATCAAGAAACATAGGCATACAGCCGATTTCAAGCCGTTTTGCATCAAACCGATACTTAAAATTTTCAACCAGCGTCAGGAACAGGTTGCACCTTGCCAGCAAGAGATTGTCTCCCTGCCACTCATAGCCGTATGTCGATGCGTAGGCGTTAATTGCCCAGCACATCCACATATCGTAGTCATGGAACTGCTCTGCCAGAACATTCAGCTTCCTATCCAGCAGACCGATTCTGTCCGGCACAGCAATCATCTGCCCTGTTGTGGTATCATATCGGCTTGTAAGAAACGGTGCTTCTCCGCAAGTCACTTCAAGACAGGTCTTGTTGATGTATTCCTTCCAGTCCTCGCCTTTCAGGTCGTTTTCGGCAACGTCTGCCATCTTTTTGCAGACCCATGTTGGCGTAAACACCTCTGCTTTCTTGCTAGTGCGCTTCTTTTGGTCTGAAAGCCGTTTCTGCACACGAGGAACAAGCTGAACCTTGTCCAGTTGTTCCAGCGTGATTTCATCTGCAAAGCCAACGCCAAGTTCAGGCGGCGGGTCTGTCGCCCAGATGATGTTCTTGCCTGTCGTGTAATCTTGCAAGAGGACAGGCAGGAACGTGCGTAGGCAGGGGTCGGAAAAGTCAATCAGTTTTCCCATTGGTCAGCCCTCACCATGATTTTGTTTTCCTCTTTCAGCCAGTCATTGACGCAATGAAAGCAATGCTCACGGCTCTGGCAACGCTCTGGGTCACGATGCTTGATAAGCTCGCAGATGCCCCGCGTAAAGTTTTCTGTAATATCCTCGTCCGTCATGGAACGGATAAAATCGCCGTTAGTCATCCTCGACCACCTCTTCTGCTACCTCTCTGTACTCCACATCAATCCCCTTCGGCAAAGCCGTCTGGTACTTCTGGGCGAGCTGTTCTGCGCTCTGGGCATCTCCCAACGGCTGTTCAGGCGGCGCAACGGTGACTTCCACGTTGTCACGCATACCAAAGTAGTTCTTGGCTCGGAAAATCCACTCTGCCGGGTTCTCTTGACCATACATACCGTTGTACGCCCACATGGACTGCATTTGTAGAATCAGTTTCAGGATGTACTTCTGCTGCAAGCTATCGTCACGGCGTTTGCCTGTCATAATCTGTCTCAGGCTAGGCCATTCGATGCCAAGCACCAACGCAATCCATTCCACCACAGGTGAGATTCTGGCTTCGATACAAGCGTCAAAGAAGAAATCAAGGCGTTGCTGCACTTCAATGGGGTTGTTCATGTCCACGCCCGGAAGGTCTCCAAAATACTTTGCCGCAATCATGCCGACAACTTTCTTGTCCTCTTCATCGCCGATTCTTGATTGCAAATCCCCTGTGTTCAGCATCTTAGACCTCGTGATTGCTAACTCCTGCTGTTCTTTCACCTTTTTACTCACCTGTGAGCGGATAGATTTCCGCTTGTTAAGCATCTGTTGTTTCTTCTTCCCACGCTCTTTTTCACGCTTCGCAGCGGCTTCTTCTTTCGCCTTTTGCGCTCGCTTCTCACGCTTTTTCTTTTCAGCTTCGGTCAGCGGCGGTCTGCCACGACCACGCTTCGGGGGTGTTGCCATGTATCAGACCTCCTTTGGTGGTTCAGGAAGTGGCATCCAATGGGTGACGGCGTATGGAATTTCACTCCCGACTTCTGCCCAATTTTTGTAAAAGTCCATAAAGCCAAAAATCGTATCGCCGTTATCGCAAAATGCAAGAACTGGAGTATGATGTTTTGGTTTCCTATCCTTGACGCTAATCCATTTGTCATGGAAACCGTTCTCGCTATAAGAAACCGTTTCAAAATAGTGTGTAGCCATCCCAAGTTCTTGCTCAATATCGTCAAGGATGCTCTTGTCATCCTCGTCCGCTTCAGTTTCGAGAACAAGGTAAATTCGTTTTTTCATGCTCTCACCTCTTCATTTTCGTTTCGATTTTATCCAGCTCGGTTGCAATCCACCAGATAGAGCAGCAGTTGTCCAACTGCCGCCACCAAGCGCACTTTTCTTTCTCGCATACGCACCGACCAAGCGGGTTGCTGGTCATCTTCATTGGACAGTAAAGTTCGTTGTCCATTGGTTACTCCCTCTCAATATGTACCTTAGCTCTTTGAACGTTTTCTGAACCGACAAAACTTTTGAACGAACCATTTTTCAAATTTACAGCGTTATAAACCAGCGTAGTAAAATTTCCGCTTGCTACCGTAGTTGAAACATTCTCTGTTTTCATGTAAAGTTCCGAATGATGATAAAACGCTTCCGCAACATCAATGTCGCTAAACGGCATTGGAATATCATTTATTGATTTAATTTCCATACTTACATCCACCCCATCACAACAGCCGTACACACGGCCAGACACATGTTGACGAACAGCCAGACGAGCATTGCCTGACGCTTTTCAAACAGCCTGTCTGCCATGTCCTTGATTGTCCGTTCGGACTGAACTACTACCGCCAGCAGGACTAGGCAGACCAGCCAGCGGGTTACAAATTCAAACATTGTTATCCTCCATCAAATCGTCCATGCTCAACTGACCGCTGATGTTGTCATCTTCCATCCACCAGCGAAAAACGTCCATGCCGGTCTGCCAGTCGCACGGCAGATCTTTAGCCTTTCTGACATCAAGCATCCTTTCAAACGCAGAAATGTACATTTTTTCGTAGGCAGGCCAGCGCATAAACTCACGCTGTCTGCCCCCCCTACCAGCAATTGGACAGCCGATGCAGCCAACACGCTTCTGCCCTTCGCAGTAAAGCGGGTTGATAGGCAAGTGCTCGCTGCGCGTGTAATCCCACACATCATCATCCAACCAGTCAATAATCGGATTGACGGTCATCTTGCCTTTGACGTTGCACGTTTCAAACAGCTTTCTCTTCTCGTCATTGTCGCTCATGAGGATGATGCGCTTCTCTTTGTCTTTGTGCATCAGCTCCATCACGCCACGACTGTTTTTGCGCCGTGCAGATTCTGCCCACCGAACGCCCGTGGCGATGAACCGATTTTTCCCTGTGTTTTCTTTCAAAACGTCACAGCAATACCGCACAAGTCGTGTGGGCGGCATCAGCTTTTGAGGAATCAGCGTCCACATGGACACGGGCTTGTCCTTGTACCGTGGCATGACAATGGAGCATTTTATTCCACGTTCTTCCATCGCTTTGAACTGCTCACGGATGAAATAGACCGTCTCCGGCGCATCTGCTGTAGTGTGGCTGTTGACCACCTCAAAGTTGATTCCCGCACGTTCAGCCAAAGCCACGAGCACCTGTGAATCCTTTCCGCCAGAGTATGTGACCATCAACGGTTTCTTGTACCGATGCTCGGATAGCCTTGCAGCGTCCTGCAACCGTGCGATTGCAAGCTGTTCCTTGTCCATTAGCTCCACCTTTCCCTCAGCTCTTTTTCGACCTGTTCTGACTTTGCGGTGATATAATCCGCAAACTCGTCAGGGGTCATGTCCTCGTTCTTGAACTGCCCCACCATCTCCCAGTACCTGTCACCAATGCGGATGATTTTCTGCACCTGTTCATCGGTCAAGTCTGCATCACACCGAAGGTTCTGAATCAGTGCGCCCCATGTGGTGGCAACGCCATCCAGAGCCATCCGAAAGCCGTACAATTGGTTCTGTCGTGCGATTTTACGGAGGTTGGTCGGCTTGACCTGTTTGCCGCACAAGGGGCAGTTTCCAAATTTATTCATCCGACTGCTCCTTTGCTTCAAGGCGAGAGAGCCAACGCTTGTATTTAGCAGTCTCAATTTCGCCCTCTGCGTCCAAAAATTCGATTTCGGAATCGAGGTCATCTCCAAACCAAGCATCGCATAAAGCATCGACTGCGTTACTTATGTCCGCAAATTCTTCCATCAGATTTGCTCCGCACTCCGCAACGCTTTTCGGTGTCGGGTTCATTCCGTCCAGTGCCCGTCGCAGTTTCAATGCAGCTTGTGCCAGCTCGGATGCTTCTTCTGCCACCTGCGCCAAAATTTCGGTCTTGGACAGAATGTCTGAAACTTTTTTGCTCACTTCTGTTCTCCTTTCAGCCAGTCGTTCAGCTTTGCCATGCAAGAGGGGCAAAGGACAACGGCTTCATCTCTTATCGAGTAAATTCCTTTATCATCGCCAGAAAGGCACTTTACAATAGAATTGCTTTCAAATTGGTCAAGTTCGTCATCAAACGGTGTCATGTATTTCACATCGTTGGAAAGCAGAAACGCTTCACCGCACCTATCGCAAACCATTGTCATCTTCACCACAACTCCCAACTAGCCTTGAGCTCTTTTCCGATTTCAACAGAAAGTTTCTTGATGATGATTCTTGCGTGTTCATACTGAGCTTTTACGCCGTATGAATAATCTGTGACAAACTTCTTCGGGCTTTCATTGCTTCTCATTTTCTTTCTAAGGTTTTCTTCGTTCTCCATAAGGAGTTCGCTTTGGTACAGCCCCAGAAGCCTTACCAATTCTTGTTTTTCAGACAGTTGCATTTTCTTTCTCCAATCTCTTTAACAACCCATCCAAGTCATACCGCCAATGGACACGCAGCCTTTTTGCTTTGACCTCTATCCCCTCTTGCTCTGCCCACTGCCAAGGGATGCTCTTGCGGCTCTCGTTGTAACGGAACGCCAGAACCTTATTGGCAGGGATTGCAAAGGTGCGGTTGACCGCCCGGTAATTGACTATCACATGGGCGGTCTGACCGCTGTACCCCATTGCATTCACCATATCAGTGATGTGCTTTTCCTTGCGGTATTTGCACTTTGCCTTGTCGTACTTGCCGAACACCTTTTCCAGAGGGATAGAGGGTGTTTCAATAGTTTTCAGCTCAAACAGATGGTTCATCGGGTATCGGTACACAAGGAAGTCGCAGATGTTGTCGATGGAGAAGGACAGGTTCTCGTTGCCGCCGTAGTAGGTTGCAGCACTGTCCTTCAGTCGATAGCACCACGCATCGGGTGGAACAGATGCCTTGAAATCTGCTTCAAACTGCTTGCCGGTGTTCATGCGTTGTCCTCGATTTTTTTGGCTTCTCTGATACGCAGCCGAGCAAGTTCGCTATTTGCATATCGCAGTTGCCAGCTACCAAACCAGCCTTTGTGAACAAGTTTTCCGGCGCAGTAAACGAACTCCTGCTTCATCAATTCATCAAGTGAAATGATGTAACCGCCCGGCTTATACTTTCTTTTGCTCATCCTCGTTCACCTCTAAATTCACTTCCGAGAAACCGCTTCTTTCCGCGTTCTCGGTGCTTGTCCTCGTAGTTGCGGTGGTACACGCTCTGGCTGTGGTTCAGCTCATACACAAACGCCTTGCGCTCCTCGAAGTCTTTCTTCTCTGCCTTGTACTTCTCGCAAGTGTCGTGGCAGGCTGTGCAGCGTGATGTGCAGTTGAGACAACAAGTAATCATTCTTCGCCAAATCTCCTTTTTGTTACAGCCATCGGGAACTCTTCGATTTCGCTTGCCCAGCGTGCAGTTCCCTCGCCGTATGCTCTTTGCCAGACCAAAGGGAAACCACCCAAACCATCGAACAGACTGCCAAGTGTAGGCCTTTCTTTCAGGTAAGGACGCATCCTCTGCACCAGCCAAAACCATTGTGGTAAAGCGATTGAGTTGCCCAAAGCCTTGTACCGTGGGCTGTCAGCGTACTTGTGTTTCTTGCCCTTACTGTCTGTCCAATCACCAATGTCCGTCCATCCGTCTGGGTAGCCTTGCAGGCGTTCGCATTCAACAGGTGTTAGGCGGCGTACAACCCAGCGGATGGCTTTCTCTGCAACCAGGCACTCACTACCGTTGCCAATGTTCCCTGCTTTCGCTTTCAAAGTTGAGCATTTTTCGCTTTCCTTGTAGTGACTGAAAGACTGTTCGTTAAAGGTCTTGCGTTCGATAGCAATGGCCGTGTAGTCTGTGATTCTGTTTTCGTGGTCGCCTGTTATGGTTGGACAAGTTCTGCCATCGCCGTTTCCACGAGCATCATAAACAACAGGCTGAAACAATGTCTGGTCTTGGAGTGTTGAAAGCGTTGCGCTTTTTTCGGTTTGTACCAGCGCACCTTTACCACCACCGGCGCATCCACTACGGATTTTCAGGGTGTAGGAATTGCCCCCCCTATCACGTCCATAAGAGCTTGCCTGAGAATGTCCGGGAGTGGCTTCCCACGCCTTGATGCTCTCGCTAGGATTCCCTGACAGGCTCGTGCGCTCAAATAGTATTTCTGCGGCACGTTGTCCTCCAAAATCCACGACAAGAGCGATTCTCTTTCGGCGTTGGGGAACTCCCCAATATTGAGCGTCAAGCTGTCGCCAAGCCAGAGACCATCCGTTTCCAGCGATTGCTCCGGCTTTGCTCCATCTGCCCCCCCTACCTGAAGGTCGAGGAATTGAAACGTCTGGTTGTTCCACGCGGGCAAGTTCTTCCAGCACGGCTCTGAAATCTTCTCCTCCGTTGGAACTGAATGCTCCGGGCACGTTTTCCCAAACAGCGAAAGTTGGATACATTCCATTGGTGGCTGTCCTCATTTCCTTAATGATTCTTGCGGCATCCAAAAACAACACGGAACGGTCGTCGTCAAATCCAAGCCTTTTCCCCGCCATAGACAAGCCCTGACAAGGGCTGCCGAACGTGATGCAATCCACAGGCTCTATCTGGTCGCCGTGAATCTTTGTAATGTCGCCCAAGTGCTTCATCTTTCCAAACGCCCGTCCAGCCAGATAGCGCAGCTCTTATATAAGGTAGGCGGTCAAAACGAAGGAACTTCTTCGCATATAGTTTCGAGTTCTTCAACATCTGCTGGCTCAAAAACAAGAGATGCGCCTTCGCATTCATATTTCTTTGCTTCCCAGTCCACTTTGAATTTTTCAAAATCGTTCTTGTATCGAGGGAATGGATGCGTTTGTTCTGCGTAATAAACGCCCATCATAACTTTTTTATCATCTTCCGGCTTCCAGCTTTCGAGATGATAGCTTTCGTGGTTGTCGTACTCCCAAAGGGACAGTTCAACAACCAATCCAGAAAAAGCATCGTACATCTGTTGGAGACTTTCAAAATCCCGATAAACCAGCCCTTGCCCCTTGTGAGATTCTTTGATTTGTTCGATGCTTTTCCCGCCAGTTTTCAGGCGGCATCGAACTACTTTCGGACGGTAAAACATAGTGTTCCTTTCTCGCCTTTTGTCCCGGTAGCGTAACCGTTAGTCAAAAGGGAGATCAGAACTGTCGTCAATCACAGAGAAATCGTCCGTGTTTCCATGAGAGTAATTTTGCGGTGCATCCTGCGCCCGATCGGCGGGTTTACTGTCAGACTTGCCACCGCAGAAGTCGACCTTGTTCGCCATGATTTCCGTTGCGGTGCGGTTGTTCCCCTGCTTGTCGGTATACTTCCGGGTCTGGATGCTACCAGTCACCAGAATCAAGCTACCCTTCTGGAACCACTTGGAAACGAACAGCGCCGTATTACCAAATGCGGTGCAGTTGAAGAAGTCGGTTTCCTTCTGACCGCCACTCTGACGGTCACAAGCAATGCTGAACGTGCAAACATCCTTCCCGGATTTCGTGACCTTAGCTTCGGGTGTGTGAACCAGACGTCCCTGAATTGCGATAGAGTTGAGCATTGTTTAGCCCTCCTTCGGCTGTTTCTGAGCACAGTCCCAACACAGGACGCGCCCAAAGCGTTTCTTCGTGCTTCTTGCAGTTTCCAGCGGAGTGACAGTGCGGTTGTTGTACTGAATAGGTTGCAACTGCTTTCCGCAGCAAGCGCATGGGGGGATGGTTTCCGCTTCCGTTTGCTTCTGTGCAGGCTTGTTTGCCCTGCTTGTGGTCTGCTTCTGGTACTCGTCCGTGTCAGCGTCCTTTGTATCGTCAATGCAGAACAAACCGTTCAAGGCGTACTTTCTGGCGTAGCTACTAGACGTTCCAGTCACCTGCGCTGCATCCATCTTGGTTTTTTGCTCCGGTTCTCTTGCGTAAGCAGTAACAGTTACGCATCCACCATCCAGACTTTCCACCTTTGCGGTCGCTTCGATGTAATGCCACCCCTCTAACACTTTAGGTTCATCAGAAAGTGTAAGAAGCAAACCGTGTTCTTTCAAAATTGGTTTAACTGCTTCCAAAATGTCCTCACAAGAGCGATACTTGTAACCGCCAAATGTGTTCATCTGCCCCTTCGGGGCTTTCAACTCTGACTGAACAGCCATCAGAGCTTCATGGATTTTGCTGTTATCCATCAGTTGTTCTCCTTCCTCGCTTCTTTCCTCACTTTACGGCAAGCCGGGCAACGCTTTGGCAGTGCCATGTTATGCGATTCGAAGAAAATGCGCTCTGCACGAGAAATCTTGAATGCTTTTCCACAGTCACGGCAAATTTTCTCAATGCTTGTGTTCTCGTCCAAGGAAGCCTTTATTGCGGCATCTTCGACAGCAAATGCTTCCTTGATTCCGTCATGAAAACTCCTAACAAGCGTATGCTGCGGTGCGTAACCGTTCTTGCGAAGCGTTTCCTCCAAGTTGTTCTTTTTGCAACTTGCGCAAAAAGTTTCCGTGCTGTTTGGGAACGCTGAAAAAGGCTTATTGCACTTTTCGCAGTGCTTAATTTCTTTCTTGTATTTACTCATTTTTCTTTCCCTTCTTTGGCTTCATTAGGCATCATTGTTCTTACTTCGGCTTAATTTGGCTGTACAAAATCAACCAGCCATCAGATTTGCCAACTGGGAATAGAGGTCTTTCAGCTCCGCTTCCCTGTCCTCAATCTCGGACTGTAAGTCCTCGATCTCAGCCAGCCGGTCAGCTTCTTTGGCTTCTGCCATCTGCTCGTTGGTCATGAAGTACACGCCGTCCCCCGGCTCTGTCACGCCACCGAATCTATCTAGGTTCACGCTAGTCATTCTTTCTGGGTCGTCCTCTCTGTTTTCTGTGCTCTTGGATTTGAAGAGCTGAGTACCACTGGCTTGTGTCGATTTCAATAGTAGACCATCGGTAATCGCACTCCTTGTTCAGGCAGTGCTTTCTACGGATGATACAATCATCCTCGTTTCTGGTGTCTACAGTCGTAACACTTTCCTGTCCGCACATCGGGCATTTCACTGAGCATCCCTCCACTCGTTGGTGTGGTGGGCAACTCGCTTGATCTTACGGTTTTCGCGTTCAATACGCTCATTCTCCGCGCTAACGCCGATAATAGCGAGAATCAAAGCGGTAAAAAACATAGACACGGACAGCAGCGTATATCCAAGCATCCCCCAGCCATTGGAAGCGCCATTGATGGCGTTTCCACATCCAAGTGCTGCAACGGCGATGGATATGCTTATAAAGCACAATACAGTGCCTTTAACAGTTTTCATTTCTCTTCACCTCTTTTAAGACAATATCAAATCCGCTTGGCTTGTTTTCGCTAATAGTAATCTTTGCATTCAGGGCCTTTGCGATTTTTAGAAGCGTATCGACCCGAACGGAGCTTTTCTGCTTCTTTCGCTTGCCCAAGATGCTGTAAAGCGTCGGCCTTGATACTCCCGATCTACGGCTAAGGTCGTTGATGTTGAAGTACCTGGCTTTCATTGCATCTTCCAGCGTCATGCGTTTTTACCAACGCCGAAAATCCAGATGGTGGCCATCAGAGCGCAAACACCAATGATGTACCACGTTGCCTTAGCTCCGATCAGAAGCTCGATATGATGCACCAGCCAGAAGTTTAGCAGGAACGCTGCTAGAACCAATGCCAGGACAATGCCCCAAATCAGGGCGATTTCTACGAATGCTTTCATTCTTGTCCTTTCTTTTATGAATGTGTTCCAACCGGTCTTTCTCCCGGCTGTGCCAGCGGATTTCCCGCTTGCCGTAGTATTTACCGTTCATCAGGAGCCTTCACCTTTCCCTGTGCAAGTAAAGTACTGTAATGGCCGTAGCTCATGCCGTATCGTTTTGCGGCATCGTTCATCTGTCGCACGGTATACTTTGGAGGCTCGTGCTTTTGAGGTCTCGCACGTTCTGGCTCCTGCACATCCCAAGTAATTTTGAACTCACCAGATGCTTTTAGCTCATTCAGCTCTTTTTGTTTTTTGGCTTTGTACTTTTTGGTCAAAGCCTTGTTTGCATCTGCTGCGCATTCAGGGTGATACTTCTGAGATCAGACCTTCCGAACCATTGGCTTCTTGCACCAAGCGCATAAAGCCGGTTCCGGCTTAGCCTTGATTCCTTTCTTTATAAGAGCCTGCCGTTCTCTGCGAACAATGATTTTACATTTTTCACAGTATTTCTTGCGCGGATTTACAAGGCCAAGAAAGACACCGCAGCGCTCACAGTACTTTTCTTCCACGCTGCATCTCCTCTTTCAGTCTGGCTTCCCGATTGTGACGTTCAAAGCACTGGTTGATGGTCTTCTCCATCCAAAGCACCTTGTTGGCATCGTTTCGGGACACGCCAGCTGCCATCGCCAGCTTCAGTCTACGCTTGCGGCTTTGCGCCCTGCGAAAATTCGTCACCAGCACTCACCTGCCTTGTCTGTGATGAACTTCGGGACTTCCATACCTTTGGCAATGCACAGCGCAACCAGTTTTTTGACCCAGATGTCACGCAGCCCTTCTTCGATCATATAACACTGACCAACTTTAGGCTCTCTGAAATCGTTCCAAATCACCAGCCCGGCAGAGCTATCAGTGACCGTCCAGATCATGCTGTAACCATTGTCGCACAGATCGAACAAAATTCTTTGTGCTATGTTTTTGGCATCGTTGAGCTCACGAGCATCCCAGTGCTTTTTGCTCTGCTCGTAGGCTTCCACAGCTATGTCAATTGCGTGTCTAGCATTGTCCGGTTGCTCAAGGTCTACCTTCAATGTCAAAATCCGTTCCATGTTTAGCCCTCCTTCTGCTCAATATCCAAAATCTTGCAGATGCTCTGAATAATCTTCTCCGGCTTTCGCTCGCCACGAAGAATCTTGTAGAGGTACGAATCATCAAGGAACAATCCAGTATCGTTTTGAACCGCTTGAATTAGCTCCGTTTGCTTCATACCTCGCTGCAACAGCTTCATCTTCACTTCCAGCTCAAAGCCAGAACGGAAGTTTTCTTTCAAAATTCCGCCTCCATTTGCTAAAATCTATTGACAAGTACGGAAAACTGTACTAATATAATGGTGTAGAGAGTTTATATTGTACAGCGTTTTGTACTGCCCATGTCTGTATTATAGTACAGACTTCTGTACAAGTCAACTCTTTTGTACAAAATTCTGTGCATTTGTATACTTGCACAAATATGGGAGTGTTCTTATGTCGGACTTGTACAGCAACATCCACGCACTCTGCGAAAAAGAGGGCATCAAAGACGGAACCCTTTGCGGCAACATTGGGATTCGCCGCAGTTTTCTTTCCGAGCTGAAAGCCGGGAGAACCAAGAGCCTGTCCGCAGAGGTTCTTTCTAAAATTGCATCCTACTTCAACGTATCGGTAGACTACCTTCTCACTGGCGAACAAAAAGAAAATCCGCCCCAGCAGCCGCAAAGTGAAGTCGATGCAGCAGTGGAGCGGATTAGAAAAAAGCTTGAATCTATGCCGAAAGAACAGCGTGAAGCTCTGATGAACCTGATTGAGAAGATGTGAGGAACGCCCGTGTATTACTTGTTGTGTGGCTGTGCCTTTTGCTTCTGGTTCATGCAAGCCTTGTTAAAAGGCAATGACCGTGTACTATATGGCAACAGCAGAAAATATCGTTACCGTAGAAACCGAAAAAAGAAGTGGTTCTGACCCGGTAAAATAAAAACCCCTTGTGCCGGGCTGGTGTAGCTCTGCGCAAGGGGTTTTCTATTATTCCAGGTCTAGGGCTTGCTCCGCTGCCGGAATCTTATCAGGGTGTTCCAGCAGCCATGCAATAAATCGGTCAATCTTGGCTCTTTCCTGTTCACTCATTGTGTCATATCCTCCCGATCGGTAAGTATGGACGTTCATTTGATACGATTATACACCTTTTAGTTGTAAAGTCAATGTATTTTTAACAACTTCGTAAAAATCGAATATTTTCTTCGCATCCATTACTTTGTATCAGGGAAGCCAAAAATCGCAATGACAATGATTAAGAGCCACATTAAGTTTAAGTTACCCTTTGCTTTGTAACATTCCGTTGAGCATGGAACGAAAGGGGTTATTCGGTAAATCGTCCAGCACATCTGCTTTGACGAGAGCGTTTGTGCTGATGCTGTGCGAAACATTGTTTAGCTGCACAATGGCATCGTCCAAGTCTTTTACGGTTGCTCCACGCCGTTCCATTGACTGGAGGAAGGTTTTTACTTCTTCAAGAATAACAGGGTTTTCGGTTTTATAGAATCCGTTCGTAAAGTCCATCTTCTTCTCCTTTCACAGTTCCACAAGCTGTCCGTCAATGCGTTCGATGCTATCTGCCGGGTCGCGCCCATCGTCTAAGGCGGCTACGGCACGTTCCAGGATGCCTTTTGCTTCGAGGTAAGCATCTTTATCAGCTTCGTACCCAGAAAGGCTCAGGACAAGCTCCAGCGTCCGTCTACGAGCGTATGGAATAATAAGAGCATCTACGGTTCGGTTCATTAGCTTTCCTCCCACGGTTCAGGTGTGTGTGGTTGCCCATCGGGAACGCTGGCAGGCATTCCGTCGATGATTGGCATACGTTCATGGTTCCAGATTACAGTTTCTTTCATTTTGTGTTTCCTTTCTATTTGGAATTTTTTGACAATACAGTTATAACACAGGCTGCTGTTGGTTCTCCATAGCAGCTTTTTCCATTTTTTGGCTTGTCGAATCCGGCAGTTTTGCAGAATTTTGTTGAAAGGGCGTGAATTTATGGATGAATATTTGGTAAGAACGGCCAAAGCATTAGAGATGGCACGGATGAGCTCCGGTCTGAGCCAGCAGAAATTGGCAGCACGGATGGGCGTGAATCGTGGCACGATTGCCAACTGGGAGCAAGGTCTGGCAGCCATTTCCTTTCCAATGGCTATGCGTTGGTTTACCTGCTGCGGCGTATCAGTGGCTCGATATATGGACGCTTGCATTCATCCTGGATTGCTGGAGCATCTAGAGGACGACCTTTTCGACATGGAAAAGCGTAAGATTCTCATAGATGCCATGATGGAGTGTTCTTCCTACGAGATAGATGCCTTGTTGTATATGCGGTACGGAGATCACGGTTCAGACCATATAGGTGTGCTGACGGAGGTTCTGGCAAACCTCCATACGCCATTGAAGGACAGGGTCTCTGTCTGCCGGATGGTATCGGGCAACTATGAGATAGCACAGGCTACCGGGACAGACCCAGACCCGAACGGAACCGCCCCAAAGATGGAGATTCTCTATCAGGCGCAAGATGCCGGAACGGAAGCTGCTATGAAGTCCAACGATTCTTATACCGTGAATCCGAATAATATAAGCGGCTGATTGTCGAATTATCGTTGTTTATGATGAACATCTTGTACACCTTTCAACGAATTGATTTCTACTTGTGATGCAAACACTTCTCTTGTTGTGCAAATAAATAACGTTAATACGTTATGTTATCGCTCACTATAGCAAAATTATATTTTGATTGTCAAAACAAAAACCTATGCACATTGAGTACACCGTTGCGTAAAATTGACTTTCATTTTGATAAAATAAGAAAAAATTAGAGATTATGGAACTTCTTCTTTTGTTTAGTAGAAGATTATTTAACTCTTGTTTATAATCTTGTTTATATATAATGTAAGAATGGGTACGAGATGTGCATGATGGGGTACGAGATGTGCATAAGCGTGTACGAGATGTGCGTCAAATAAGGGGGTCTAGGTGTACAAGATGTGCATGAGCCAATATAAGTGAATAAAACTATTGACGTGTACACCATTATGTGATAAAATTAGTGTACAGAGAAAGGAGATGTACACTATTGGCAGACCTTTATGAAAATAACTTGATCGAAAAAAGCAAGGCGCTTGTTTGGGCAGAGTTTAATGATTACACTGTTGGAGAGCTGCGGCTTTTGGAAGTGTATCTTAGCCGTATCAACCCTAGAGATGAAAAATCTAGTGAAGTCAAGTTTACCCTTTCGGAATATTGCGATTTGCTTGGACTGCGTGTTAATAGCAGGAACATCGAGAAGCAAATCGAACATTTTCTTGGCAACGTTGTGACGCTTCCTCTTAATGACGATGGAAGCGAGTACAATATGTATACGCTTTTTACGAAAGCAAGCGTTACGATTGATAAGAACTTAGGAATGTACGTTGTTACTCTCTGTTGCAACCCTGAATTGAGAAGTGTATTCTTTGATATTGCCAAGAGCGGTTATATCAAGTATAGACTTCGCTACACGGTAAAAATGAAATCGCAGTATAGCATTTTACTTTATTCGATGCTGCGAGATATGATGAATCGCGGCGGAGACCATTTTGATATTAGCATCAATCGGCTTCGTTCACATCTCGGCGCAAATGCAGGATGCTATGAAAGTTTCAAGAACTTTAGACGGAGAGTTTTGGATGCAGCGGTTGAAGAAATCAATGATGTGTCCGACATTTATGTTACTTACGAAAAAATCTCGTTTGGAAACAAGGCGGTTGCGATTTCTTTTGCCGCTAAGAAAAAAGATGAAAAGCCTGTCGCCGAATTAAAGGCGAAAGAATATAAAGAAGAACTTCCATTCGATGATGACATTCCTGTCGGCAAACCGAATAAAAAGGCTTACAGTGATGTAGATTGGGAGAATATAGCGCCAGACCTTGAGAAATCAGAGTGCATCGGCATTGCAAGAATGGTTGGGAAAAGAATGGCCGAGAGCTTCCCTACTATTAAGGCTCATAAGAAGAAAGCTGCCGTTGTAAACATTGTGAGTAATGCGTACAATAAAATTTTAAGAGACAAGAAGGAATGGCCTGATAACCCTGCTGGCTATCTTTACAGAGTTATCGAAAATTCTGACTTAGACGAGTTTTCGACTTTTGACGATAGCTTCTTGAAGTAGTCATACACAGTAAATAAAGAAAGAGTGATAAAATGGCAAAAATCATAGCTATCGCCAACCAGAAGGGCGGCACAGGAAAGACTACCACAAGCACCTGTCTGGCTGGTGCGTTGCAGTTGCTTGGCAAGAAGGTATTGCTGGTGGACTGCGATGCCCAGTGCAACGCAACGGACACCTACGGCGCACAGACAGAGGACGTATGCACCCTGTTCGATGTGATGACCCGGCAAGGAACAGCAGAGGAAGGAATCCAGCACTGTGAAGCCGGTGACATTCTTCCGTCAGACAGCGCATTGAAGGACATTGACGAGCAACTTGTCCGGGACATTGGCAAGAACTTTCGGCTGCGAGAAGCCCTTGAAAGCGTATCTGAGCAGTATGATTACATTGTGCTGGACACTCCCCCGCAGCTTGGTCTTGCGCTTGTAAACGCTCTGATCGCCGCCAACAGCATTATCGTACCTATCACAGCAGACCGATATGCACTGGCTGGTTTGAGCCAACTTTCGCAGACCATCGGAGATGTTCGCAGATACTTCAACCAGACTTTGAAGATTGAAGGTCTGCTTCTGAACCAGTACAAGAGCCGTGAGAACCTGTCTAAAGAGGTCGTAGAGCAGCTCCCTGTGATTGCACAAAGCATGGGAACAAAGCTGCTTGACGTGAAGATTAGACCGTCTATGGGCGTCCGTAAGGCGCAGGCAGAGCGGCACAGCCTGTTTAGCGGTGATACGGCAAAGAGTACCAGCGCAGAGGACTTCAAGGCGTTGGCGGAGATGATTGTGGAGGGAAAATAAAATTGGCTAAAAAGAAAACTGAAAATGTTGTACGTCCAATTGCACATTGGGAACAAGTAAATTACAGCTATGTGGACTTAGACAACGGCGGCGTTCAGGTAAAAGTGGCCGGTATTGGTTGTTCAAACTGCATGGCGAAGTTTAGGAAAAATTTTATGTGGGCAATCAATTTCTGCCCTAATTGCGGAGCACGAATGGAGGCTGTAGAAGAATGAAATCAACCAGCAAAAAATCATCTGGCTTGCTTGGCGGGTTTGATTTCCAGCCTATTTTTTCAGAACAGACATTAAGCCGAAGTGAGCCAAAGGAAGAAGAAGTAAGCCAAACAAAGCCGAATAATGCCGAACAAGCACCGATTAAGCCTAGTGAAGCCACAGACGGCCATGCACAGCCGAGTGAAGCAGAATTAAGCGATATTAAGCCGAAGCAAGCCAAAGACAGCGAAACACAGCCGAGCAATGCCGTAGTAGGCGAAAGTAAGCCAAAGAAGCTGAAACAGGCGAAAGAAGTGCAGTGTTTGATTGAACAGGGCAATGTTCTAGGCGCACTGGCTGAAGCTGGTTTGACAAAGAAAAAAATCCCGATGCCGGAATCGCATCAGGGTATTGCAAGCGGTGACGGCAAGCGTTCTAAGCGCATTACCATCCTTATGAGCGAGGAAGAACGCAAGTACATCAATCGTGAAGCCAGACGGCACGGAATGACGATTGGACAGTTCGTGTACGCTCTAGCGGCTGCGGCGGCAGAGGGGAAGATTGAACTGGAGGATTTCTTAGATGAATGATAGTGAACGACACCTTATTCGATTTGTTTGCGATGGTGATATGCGAAACGCGCAAAAAGCTGTTAAAATCATTTTGAATTCCATATCATCCCAAAAAGATAAGCAGTTCAAAGAAAATATGTTTCGCAAGCTAGAAAGCAAAAGAGAATTTATTGAATTGCCATATAACTTACAGCATCTTTTGATTGCAGAGGATACAGAAGAATTTCCAGAAGCAAGATTCCTTCTTAGGAACGAAGAAAAAAATATAACGCAGAAAATTGTTGCCATTTATCGAGCCTCTGAAAAATTGAATGAAATGGGCATCCCTTATTTGCCTGCATTGATGCTTTATGGGCAAAGCGGATGCGGAAAAACCATGCTGGCTAGGTATATCGCGCATAAAGCAAAACTTCCGTTTTTGAGGATTCAATTTTCAAATCTAGTTGATTCGCACTTAGGACAAACACAATCTAACCTTGCAAGAATTTTTGATTATGTGAGAACCGTTCCTTGCGTTCTTTGTTTTGATGAAATAGATGCGGTCGGAATGGCTCGTGGGCAAAAAGATGACGTTGGGGAAATGAACCGTGTGGTTATTGCGATTATGCAGGAAATGGATAGATTGCCGAACAATGTCATCATTATCGGAACGACAAACCGATTTGATAGGATTGACCCTGCGCTTACAAGAAGATTTCCGTTGCAATACGAATTAAAGCCGTTGTGCCGTGAGGATGCAGAAATGCTTTCTAAAAGGTTCTTTGAATATGCAGGAGCACAATATGAAAACATAGCTTATGAAGATCATGTCCCCGCATCTACCGTTATTAAAGAATGTACAGAGCGAATTGTAAATCAAGTTCTGAATCAAGAAGATTTCTTGGAGGATTGACGTATGATTACTTACAGACCTCATCGTGGTTCTTTGGAAGATGCCATGAAAGAAGCAAAAACTTTTCTGAACGAATGGCAAATGAAACGGTATGTTGCAAATAACTGGAATCTTGCAATCGGAAGAAAAGTATTAGACCCCGAAGATATTATTATCGACAGCGAATCAACAGACGATGACCGTGTCGGTTGGAAAAATGTTCACATGGTTTGCGCAAACAAGCTGAACGGAGAGGACTATGTAGAAAAATACGGATGCCCGCAGTGTATTGGCTATTGTGCATACAATAGTGAATGCAAAGAGGAACGGGAAGTAGAGGATTGGCAAATGATGAGATCGAAGGAATTTTACGAAGGAAGCATTAGCCGTTTACAGAAAATGGTTAAGCGTGGCATTTACGTTCTTTTGTTCGATGCCTTTGCTGTAGCAGTTCAGATTCCGTTTATCTTTGCTGGAAAATGGGTTGCAACGCACGTGATTTTGTCCATTGCAGTATCTTTTGCAGCGGGATTTAGTTTTAACACGCTTGTGGATAGCAAAAGACAACTTGATATGTACAAGGCAGATATGGAATTGTACTATACCAAAGAAAAATAATTTATGCGAGGGGAGAAAAATGCGCACATACAAGCCACACAGGTGCAGGAGCAAAGAGGAACAAGCCAAAATAAACGCAGAGGTAGCAAAACGTAAAGCAAAACTGGCTGAAAAGTACAATACTGACACTCAATATTACAAGGGCATTCCTGTTGAGCTGATTGTAAGAGAGGACTACGGTTGCTACAAAGCAAAGCGTTTCAAAATCAACGGTAGTAATCAAAACGTGTGGATTTCAAACTGCTACTTGAAGATGACGGAACAATCAAGACAAATATGAACATTGATTTTGTATTTCGTAAGTCTGTAAACCAGTTAAATAAAGCGGGAATCACGCAAGCGATTATTGGTATCAAACGTAAAATGCCGGAAGAAGATGTGCCAAATCTTAAAAGCACTATGCAGAAAATCGGAGATAAAGGAGGAATTACATGGGCGTAACCATCAAATGCAAAAAGACTAGGCGTGAAATGGATGTGGGCTATTTCGGCTTTTTCAAGTTGAGAGCGAAAGTTGCAGAACTTGTTGGTTCGGAAGTCGGAGAACACTATAAAAAACTTGATGACATTTTCGATATGCCATCTCCCGAAAAAGAAAGCGCTCTTAAATCATACGATGACGAGACGGAGCGGATGATTGAAAGAAAGTCGCTTCCAATTAAAATCGCAGACTTTCTTTACCAGTCTGATTGCGATGGAAAAATCCGATATGGCGCTTGCAAGGAAATCTTAAAAGTCATAGGCGATTATGACGATAGCATTATTTACGGATATGCAGGTAGAGAAAATCCCGCAAAGTTCAAAGACTTCAAAGAAATCCTTCAAGATTGCGTAGACAATAAGTGCTTTATGATTTGGAGATAGCAACAAACCCCTGTGTAGCCGTTAAAAGCTACACAGGGGTTCTGTTTTTACTTATCAGCAATGCAATCCCAGTAGAGATATGCCTTGCCGTCTGCGGCATCTGCGTCCTCAAGGAACGCCTTTGCCATGTCAGCGTAGAAGCCCGGAGTGTCAACGGACTGGCGCTTTGCAACCTGACAATAATCCGAGTACATCATGTTCATCACAGCCCAGAAATCGTTCGGGTCACAGGTGATATTGCGCTGTTTGGCAACGTCCTGTGTCTGCTCCAGCGTCCAGTGACATCCCTTCGTGCCGTCAGCATTCACCATGCTGTCGCACCATTCCTCCGCTTCATCGTGGGTGAGGTGCTTGCGTGGCATCTTGATAGAGCGGCTGTCCGCACCGCCATGCTCATACTGTCCAGACTGCTTGTCCCAGTCTCCGTGCTGCGAGAAGCCGATTTGCGGCATCTTGCGCCCATACTCTACGTCAGGGTAGCGGGGGATAGGGTAGGGGTCGATGTAGCGGTTCTCCTCCTGCGGATAGTAAGAATAGCGGTCATTGCCGTCTTCCAGCTTGCGCAGACGACGTTCCAGCTCACGCTCCCTGCGGTCACGCTCTTCCTCGAGGCGGTCACGTTCCGGCTCACGGTCTTTGTCGTGGTCGCGGAGCATCATCATGCGGCGAAAAGTGTTCTTGCCCATAATCTATACCTCCTTAGGAAATGGACGCAGGCGCACCGGCGTGGGAGCGGCAGAAGCAGCCAAGATACTTAAACGTGCCGGTGCCGGTTGCAGACGTTGCCACACGGGTAGCGTAGCGGGTGCGGGTGTGGATGCTCTCGGCGGTCGCCTGAGCGCAGTTGCAGTCGGTCAGAGGGTATGCGGTCGTGCCTGCACCTATGGTAATGACCACAGGGGCGTTGATGGTGGTCGTGTCCGGGATGCTCTGGGCAACCACGATGCAATACTTCTCTCCGTTCTGGTATGCGCCAGCAGGAATGTTGATGGTCAGCGTGTCATTGGCGAACGTGACTGCCTGACTGATGACCAAGTGCGGGCAGAGTTTGCAGCTTGTTTTGCAAGCCATAGTAGTTTCCTCCTAAAAAATCAGGGGCAGAGGTGTCTTACCCCTGCCCCGATGGTTCACCCGGCGTTATCGGGGAGTGTGTAGGTTAGCAGCAGCCGCAGCAGTTCACGCCCACGTTGGGGTTTGCCACCTGATAAGCGGGAATCGGACGAGGATTGACCCGGTTCAGGATGGTATCAGTCTGCTGAGACATCACGGTGGTCAGAAGCGCATTCTGACGATCCTGAGAAGCCGCGAACTTCAAGCTCTGGTTCTCAGCGGTCAGAGTGGCAATCTTATCCTGTGTGAAGTAGTCCATCATGCTGCGGAAGTTGGCGTTGCAGTTGTCCACGATGGCACGAGCGTTGTCTGCGATAGCCTGACGGGTAGCGCAGTCCTCCGTTGCGATGGTGTACTTCAGGTCGCCGATCAGCTGCTTGTTCTCGCAGCAGCAAGATGCCAGCTGCGTGGCAAGTGCGGTCTGACCCGCCTGACGTGCGTTGCCCTCCTGCATGATGGCAAGGCTGATGGCGTTGTCGCCGTTGGACACGCTGCGTTCCAGACCGTTCACCAGCTGCGCGTTCTGGTAGCCGAGCTGACAGATCGCCTGATTAGTACCAGCAAAGCCGCCCGCAACGGCAGCGTTGAGAGTGTTCATCTGTGCGAGCTGGTCATAGCCCAGAGAGCAGATACCGCTCTGGATGCCAGCCAGGGAACGGGAAGTGTCCTGCTGGTAGAATCCCTCCGACAAAGCCGCACGAGTATCTGCGCCGCCCTGACCGGTTGCACCGGTGCCCACCAGATAGGGGATGTAGCTGTTCATGCCGTTGTCACCACCGTTCCGGCCGTAGCCGTTTGTACCCCAGCCGAAGATGATGGCGAGGATAATAACCGCCCACAGACCTTCGTTGCCGAAGAATCCGCCGTTGTTATTGCCGCCGTCCTGCCCAGCCAGATAGCCAGTTGCAAAATCGTCCATAACAAAACTCCTTTCAGTTTTGCGTTATGCTATCCCACCGCCGTGTGCGATGGGCGAAGCCAAACAAAAGCGGTTTTTATCAAGTCCGCAAAACTGAGAAGCGTTTCGCTTAGAGGGATGCTTTATCGGGGCAGCGTCAGGTTCAGGACGCTTGCCAGCTGGTTCAGGTCGATGCCCCGCTCTTTGGCAAGGTTCTGCGCCATCGTCCTAAGCTGCGTTTCGTTTTTTCCCTGAATCAGGTTCAAGCCCTGCATGATAGGGGCATTCTGCCCGCTCAACTGCTGGATAAGCCCCATCGGGTTCTGCCCGGCACGAGCCAGATTTGCAAGCTGCATGATGGGGCTGTGCGTAATCATGTCAAACGGAGAGGACATTGTTATTCTCCTTTCTTCGCAGCGGCAGCGGGCTTAGAAAAGCTCTTCTGCCACTTTTCCAGTTCATCCAGCCTGTGGACGAGGGCGTTATACTCTTCAATGGGCACATACTGCTGTGTCGGTGCAGCGGTCTGCTGTGCCTGTTGCGCTTGCATCTGCCGCCACGCTTCCGGGCTGTAAAACTCCTGCACATAGGATTCGCAGGTGTCAGGGTTCAGCCGCTTGCAGTAGATCACGCCGCTCCGCAGGTCGGGACAGTAGGTCGGTCTGCCATACAGGTCAGACGGTATCGCCAAAAATTCCTCCCTGCTGGAAACAGGTCTACCAAGCAACCAGCCGCCTTCCTGCGCCGACTGCTGAACAGGCTGCTGCCCATTCATCGGCTGCGGACGCTGCGGTTGTGCCTGTTGCATCTGCGTGTTGGGCAGGGGAGTGGCAAGCCCTACCGTGCCCATACCGCCGTAAGGATTGACAGGCTGCTGCGGAACATAGGGCGCTCCGGGTGTCTGGTAATAGCTCATAAAACATCCCTCCTTGTGCTCCTAGTGTATCGCATCAGCAAAAAGCGAAAGACAACGAACGTCAAACGAAGGACAAAAAAAGAAAAGCGCCCACACGGAAAAATCCGCATGAACGCTTGAAAAAACAAAAGCCCCCGATGCTCCAAACGGAACACCGGGGGGCTGCCAAAAAGGCGAAGTCTAAAATCAAGAGCGGAACCGCCCACAGGCAATGCCGCTCTCTACAAAGGCCGTAGCCTTTCAAGTCTAAAGGCGTCTCCCGCATGGTACGCACTGCAAGTAGGCGGGCGGGAGACTGGTCGGCGCCTATCTAGCAACCGCTTTTTTCATTCCCAGATAAAGCACTGGGCTAGCTGGCAAATATCCACCCTAATGCGCTTCTTCGAGAGGCCGGGTGGATTTGTTGAGATTATTATACCACAAATCGTGCAAAAAGAAAAGCGGCAGACCCGAAAGCCTGCCGCTTCAATGCGTTTTCGTGAAAAAAATCGCACCCAATTGATGTTATTATATCACACGCTCAGCATTTTATCAATAATTTTCAGCCTATTGCCGATTGATGTCCGGCAATACGGCACACGCGCTGCAATATCAACTTGGCATAGCTGGTCAACGTACCGCAACCGGGCGATTTTCCGGTCATACCTCCCAAGCGGCGCACGTTTTATCACAGCTTTTATCTGTTCTGCATTAAGCCCTTGCAACGCTGGCGGAAAGACTACACGAGCCGCCGCCACAGGCAGCACCGAGCCAGAAGGGCTGCGGCAGCTGTCCGGCGTTGCGCACCATAGCGGTGAATTTATGCTGAAAACGGGAAATTCGCGCTGAAAGTGTGCAAATTACGCTTACTTTACGCTGGATTTGCTTGATTTTGGCGTAAATCTGGTATGTAGTGCTGCTCATGGTCTTACTCCTTACTCAGGGCCGCCTTTGCCCGGTCAAAGAAAAACTGGATGACCGTGCCGATGGTCTCATCGGTGATGGCCCAGCTGATAAACTTGCCCCACTTGCTGGCGCTGAGGGCCGTGCGAAGCATCTGTGCCACCCACGCCTTGCGTTCTGCACCACGCTTTGTGCCCTGAATTTCGTGCTCTGCCTGCTCGATCAGGTCAAGCACGGTGCCCTTGACAGAAGCACCATAGCCCAGCCGGATGCAGCCCAGTGCGTAGAAGATAAACCCGCCCAGCATGAGCGCGAGGGCCACAGGGGCAGGAAGTGCGGTTAAAAGGTTATTGATTGTTGCCATGTATTACTCTCCTCTCTCTTTTTCAAGGTCTGCAATGCGGTGGTTTGCCACCTTCATCTGCTCTTCCAGCACCGGGATGCGCTGGGCGAAATTGTTGTGTGTCCGGACTTCCCGGGTCAGCTCTTCCAGCTTTGTTTCGGTCACAGCCTGCTGCTTGTCCAGTTTGGCATCCATGTTCTGGGCGGTGTGGTTGTTAGAGACGACCACGCCGATCAGGCTCAGACCGCCGGTGATAATGGCTACGATGATCGCTTCGCTCATGCGCCCTCCCGGAGACGGGTCAGACCCTTCTTGCGGATGATACGGGGGTAGTTGACGGTGGTCACGTTGAGGTCTACGTTGCCGGAGATGCCTGGCACGCTGCCTTCGCTGGTGTGCTGGTGAGCGTTGTAGTGATAGCCAACGGCGGGAGTGTGTCCGGTTGTATCGGACAGCCAGACATCCCAACGGCTTGCCAGGCGGCCCATGTCTAGTTCCATGTTGGAGTAGTGGGTGTAGGTGTACAGCTGGGCATAAAAACCCATCTTCTCCACCTGTTCCAGCGCGTAGGCGGTGAGGTTGGTGAGGTCGAGGGTGCTCATGGGCTTGAGCTTGTTTTCCTCCACGTCCACCGCAAGGGGCATGGTCAGCTCCTTGCCGTAAACCGCCTGCCGCACAAGGGCAAGCTCTGCATCGGCCATCGCTTCGCTGGTGGCGTAGGTGTAGTAGTAGACACCCACGTCCAGCCCAGCCGCTTTGGCGTTGCGGTAGTTGGTCTCAAAGGTAGGGTCGATGTACAGCCCGTCTGCCCGCTTGGAGAGCTTGCGGTTGGTGCTCACCGTCTTGAGCATCGCTCCCTTGTAGCCCGCCGCTGCCACCTGCGCCCAGTCAATTTTGCCCTGATACCGGCTCACGTCAATGTACCGGTAAGGCGGTTCCCCTGCCCACCCGGTCACGGTGTCCACAGTGGGCACGCCCGGTGCAGGGGCAGGCTTTTCCTTGTCGGCGCTGTCACCGGCAGCATTGGAGAGCGCAGAGAAAATATCCCGCAGGAAGTCAAGCATCACTTTCCACCTCATAAAAACCCTCCTCCGTCAGCTTTTTCATCACGGCATCCTTGTAGCGGTCAGGCACGCTATCGATGGTAAAAGCGCCGTCAAAGCGGTGCAGCTTGATTTGTGTCACATAGAACAGAACCATAAGTATCCTCCTTACTGTGCGGCCAGCAGGTCAAGCATAGCCGCTTCCAGAGCGGCAAGGCGCTCTTCTGCGGTGGGCAGCTGTGCCTTTTCTTCTGCTTCCTTGCGGGCCTTTTCCTGTGCAGCCAGCTCTTCGGCGGTGTACAGCACATACCGCCGCACTTCCACCTCTTCGTCATAGGCTTCCCTTGCAGCCACGCCGGGCACGTCCACCACCTTGCGGACATCACGGCCTTTTTCGCGACCGTCTGCGTCATAGTAGATTGCAGGGGTTCCGTCCGGCAAGGTGGTGGTCTCATAGTGGCTGACCTCTTCCACGCCCGCCACAGCATCGTGGTGGACAGTCTGGGTCTCCTGCTTGAGGTAGCCTTTTGTCAGGTCGGGGCTGGCGATTTCTACGCCGTTGCTGTCAATAATTTTCATGTGTGCTCCTTTCGGTTATGCCACTCTGCGCCAGATGTACACGCAGTATGCCGGGGGTTGGACGGTATCGGATGCGCCGTATATGGGGTTGGAAGAGGATGCGTTAAAGCTAAGTTTCGCACTGTTATTTTTTCCATTCTTGGTCAAGATATCGAAAAAAGACGTGTATTCGCTTACGTCGTTAAGCACCGAAAAGGCACCACCTGCGCCATCATCAAAAATAACGCTTTGCTTAATGGAAGAATCGGAATCAACTCCCCTTGTATAAGCATAACCCGTTATATTCGGCAGTCCTGCCTCTACCGTTGTACCAGCTGGATGCGTATCGCTTGCACCCCAGATAGTGCAATCCTCAATGCGCTCCCACGTCCCGCCGTAAAGCTCTGCCGGGCTGGTAGCGTTTTCGCTGATGTACAGGCTGCCCACGGGGTGGTCTCGCTCGACTACCGCCGCAAGAACTTGCTGATAGATAGCATAGGCATCAGGGCCAATGCCGTTTTTGAGTTCTCCTAGTGCCATCGTTTCTCCTTTCAGTCGGTACGAAGCCAAGTGTAAGTAAAGTATGCCGGGGGTTGGACGGTGTTAGATGTGCCGTAGATGGAGTTTCCCAACGAGGCTTTCAGCTGGACGTTACTCCGATACACGTTACTCGTACCGGACGCTGAAACGTATCCATTGGGAATACCGGTAAAAAGAGCCTTAAGTGAGTCGCCAGTCATAAACGGATCGCTGCTTGAGAAAAGCACGTCGTTTATCTGAGAGTAGATTTCCGGCAGTCCTGCCTCTACCGTTGTACCAGCTGGGTGCGTATCGCTTGCGCCCATTAACACCCTATCTTGCGCAATCTTTTCCCATGTGCCGCCGCCAAAAGTTACGGACGGATTTTCAGGGCTAATAGTTTGATAAATACTACCCACAGGATGTGCCGCAAGCAGGAAGTTGGAATAGATTGAGCCGTCACCATAGAATTGGCCGCCATACTTGATGGGATACCACCGGGCGGAAATTTCCGCAGTCGGAATGTTGTGTGCACGGATACGGATAGCTCCGGTTCGAGTTTCGGGGTTTACAAGCATAGCTTTACCGGCTACGTCTGCGCTTGCAGGGTCGATACTGACAGATACCACAGTCGTGGACGTAACATCTGCTGTTATGTCAATGTAATGCGGGTACTCTGCAACTTCTGTGTCTGTCTGCCACCCCGTAATTGGAATAAAAAGGTCATGTGGAACGACGGAGTCTGCTTTGCCCGCCAGAGCGTCACCGGTAGCCTTTGCGTCCGCAGGAGCGTTTTCAATGCTCAGGGTCTTATCGGTATTTGCTTTGGCCCCGGCCTCTTCCGAGTATTTCTTTGCATTGGCTTCACTGGTTGCAGCGGCAGATGCACTGGATGCAGAAGCATCAGCGGATGCGGCAGATTCTCCAGCTTTTGTGGTTGCAATTCCGGCCTGTTCAGTGGCAGTAGCGGCAGAAGTAGAAGCCCCGTCTGCTTCTCGTTTTGCATTGGCTGCGCTTGTCTCTGCACTCTTTCGAGCAGCTTCGACTGCTTTAATCCAGTCCTCTTCTGTGCCCACATAGCCATACTTTACAGCAATGGCATAGGCACTATAAGGGCCGATTTCGATTGTTTTGCTCATTCAAACGTCACCTCCAAAATTCCTGAACCATTGTCTTGCATATTTATTTCGGTCAAGCTATCGCTTTTGACCATATAAAGAATGCCGTTTTTCTGCTCGAAATCCATCCAGCCGCCTTTATTTGCACTCTGTTCTGCAAGACGGGCACTTTCAGCAGAGTTTTCGGCTTGCTTCTGCGATTCTTGCGCGGATGTTTCGGTGTTTATTTCAGACCGTTTTGCATTCAGTTCTGCTTTTTCGGCAGCAATTCTTGCAATGTCTGCGCCTGCAACATCTGAAAGAGTGTTCAACGTTTTGGCATTCATAGGAGTGCCTTCAACGATTGGCTCGTCATTGCGGACAAGGGTGACGACTTCGGACGAGCCGTCCGGTTTAGTCATTGTCCATCGGTTCGGGTACTTCGCTTCTCGGTCAACAAAGTGCATAGTAAGGTTCACCTCCACAGACCGGCTCTGAGCAGTAAATTAGATGGTTGTTGGCTATCGTTTCGATATCAAGCAGAATTTCTTCAACCTGATTGATAATCGTATAATGCAGATAATTGAGGGAAGCGGGAGTTTCGGGAGTATCGTTTTTGCCACTGCACAAAGAACGAATAGCTTTGATATTGGAAAGCCACCGGGAAGCATCTGTGACAGTCAGGTATCCATTTACATCCCAGTCGGTTTTGACTGAAACGGATGCATTCAGAATAGCCGCAATCTCTTGGATGCCGTTTTCAATACGGTTGTAGTCCATGTAGCTTAGAGCGCCCTTCATGCCAGCGGCCCATTCCGCTTGCTCTTCCTCTGTCCACGTTCCTGCTTTTGCTTTTGATGCAAGCGCCTTGACTTGCGCAACATCATCATCGGTTCTGTCTGTAATCCACCGGGTCAACGAACATCAGCTCCTTCCAAGAGATATCCTTCGACCGTCCCGTGAAAACAGCCGGAATACTGATAAGAAAAACTTGTAGTCAGAAGTACAGAGGAATAGCCGAACTGGTGATGAACAAGGACGTAATCCAGCGCATCAAAGTGCGGGCTTGCGCGATATTCCAATGTGACCTTGCGGCGGTTGGAAAGCACTTTGTACGCTTCTGTCAAAATATTCTTGCTCTGGCTGAGAATGCTTTGAGACAGCATTTCATTGTTGACAGTCTGCGTTGCTCCACCCCCTGCCGGGTTTTCTGGATAAGAATACGTTTTGCTTGTAGTGCTCGAGCCATCGGAAGATTTCACATCAATCGAACAGGTTACATTTTTCAAAGGGGAAGAAAATGCAATTTCAGGCCAGCTGAAGTTGTTGACGATATCAATTTCACCGGCAATGTTTGCTTTTGCAGTAGAGATATCAGGAATGCGCCCGATTACGATCACGCCTTCTCTGGTTTGATACATCGCCATGCCAGCTGCGTTAGCAACCATCTGTAAAATATCAGAATCCTTATAGTTGCCTTTATCCTGCTTTGTGATATCCGTGCTATATTGTTTCAGTTCATCGGAAATCTGAAACGTTGCCACGTTATCACTCAAAAGCTCCAGCGCATCGTAGGCCATCTCATAAAGAGTGCCGTACATTCTTCCTGTGTAGTTGGAAACCATAAGATAGCCAAAAGCATCACGGGCGGTAAAGCTGGCTTCAATACTATTAGCTGGAACATTCCACTCAGACAAGAAGAACTTGCCGCCTGTAATCCATTCTACCGTTCCGTCCAAGTCCATGCCGTACTCCACAGAGATAGGCTGGCGCTCATACAGGTATTTGTAAAGACCTTTCGGGTTGATCGGGTTCCACTTCTGCGTGCTGTTATCAACCGTAAAAGTGATGCTGTCATTCGGAAGTTGTCCGCTGATCGGGTCTCTTGTGGAATCATGCTTATACGAAAAGATGTCTTTCTTCTCAAACACAATGAATTGGCCCAGCTTCACCTGCTCAACTCGTGCACGGCGATTTTCCAAGCACCACGACAAGATTTGAATGGAAATGGAATCATAGTTCGTAATTTCCCAGTCAATGTCAGTGGTGATAGAAAAATTATCCGACACTGTTTTTGTGGACACGACTGTGCTTCCAGAATAAGCAGTCAGCTTGAAACTTGTTGGCCATTCATTGAATGTTGACGACCATGTAATGGTAATGCCAGGAATCGTCACGGTATGAACTTTACTGAACGAGAGCGTAATGATTGGGTGGTTTGAAATAGAAACACAATTTTCACTAACGTAACCAGCTTCTTGCGATTCCACGCTTCTGTCGAGCAAGGTATAATTGCCGTCCAAAACAGTGAAATTTAATTCTCCGGTAGAATATTTTGTGTAAGTCTGCAATTTACTGTCAACGATAGAAGATACATTGCTGAAGAATGTTTCGCCGTTTGTGCTAGGAATTGCATCTTCTTGCAAACCCGGTTCCGTAACGCCATAGGTGATGCGTACAAACATCTCCGGTACAAGCGTTTCGGAAAACTTTTTAATCCACTTCTGAGAAGGTTGTACCATAGGCTATACCTCCACAAGCGCAATTGAGCAATCCGTCCAGCCCATCACATTACCGGTTTTAGGCCCGCGCCGCCACATACCAGATGTTCGGTCTGAAACGTACATCTGCCGCGTGTCGTACCCGGCCTTTGCCTGATTATAAAAGCGAACAGTGCAGTAAAATCGTGTCGTGAACAGGCTAAGGATAGCGGCCCACTGCTGTGCGGTGAGGTAGTTCCATTTCAGAGATACCTTCGCTACATCATGCCGCACAACAGAGCCGACTACTTTGCCTTGAACGTTTCGTCCAGAATCCACGATGGTGCTAGTGGTCGCTTCGTAAGAAGAAGGTTCCGGCAAGTCTACGCCATTTACCGTTACCAGTGCTGGAATCGCCATAAACCGCCACCTCCTTAGTAGCTATAAACTTCACTGCCCATCAAAGACTGTCCACGGGCGTTCTGCCGCTTCTCAACGGATGCTGTAATCTGCTTTCCGTCAAGGTAAATTTTGAGTTCCTTGCCACCGGTCAGCTCGTTACCATACCGCTGGAAGATATCGAGGAATGCGTTGTAAGTGCCATTGTAGACAGATTCACGCATTTCCTCTTCGTTGATGTTGACATTTACACTCGTGGTGCCGCCATAAGAACCGGAGGATGTGCCGTTGTTCTTATCCCATTCTTTTGTTCCTGGGTAAGAACCATTTTTGTACTTTTCTTGCAGTTCCTTGTACTGCTGTTCGTAGTTAGTTGGGTCTTTGGAATCGTCAAAGCCACTATTGGCTGCTTCTTGACGTTTGCGCTGGCTTTCCGCGCGGCTACTCGCAACATTGTCAGCCCAATCATAAAGAGGGTTGCTGATATGCCCCCATTTATCAAAGGGATTAAAGAAATTGCGTGCGTCAATTAAAGCATTTATTCCAGCAACAATGCCTTGAATTGCCGTTCCGAGAACGCGGAGAATCCCCTCAAAAACAATCGAAAAGAAATCGCCGATTCCGTACCAAAGATTAGACAGGAACGAAGCGATGCTCTTGTTCTTATTGGCAAAATTGACAAGAGCGCCAACCAACATGCCAATCAGGGAAATAACCAGCATAACAGGGTTTGCATCCATTGCAATGTTCAAACTCGTCTGAGCAGACGTTGCAGCCATAGCGGAAGGAACGAACTGACTGATAAAGCTAGAAGTCATACCGGCAATGTTGTTCCAAACGCTACTCAACCCCTGCGTCAGCCACTGCAAACTGTTATTGGCAATGGACTTGATTTGCTTTCGCTGCTCATCATCCATTGCATGATAGAAATAGGAAGCAGCCCATGTGCCAAGTTTTTCAAGGTCGCCGTTAGAAATCGCATCCCACAGAGTGCCGATGCTGCCAAAGAAATCAGATTGCAAGCTCTGATCGATACGCTGCCACCCCGTGTCAAGACTATCCAAGAAGTTGTTTACATATCCGGTCGCATGGGAAGAACCAGAATCAATTGCTGCCTGCCCTTTTTCCTGAACAATGTTCACAACACCCTGCATAGCAGAGGCGACGTAGGGGACAGCCGTAGCAATACCGTTTGCAAGGCCCTGGTCGATGTAACCGCCAATCTCCGCAAACACAGTAGAAGGGGAGTGGATACCAAGAACGTTCTTAACCTTGTCGATAACTGCGGTTCCAACATTTGCGACAGCATTTTTGGCCGTTTCAATCATATTGTTCACGCCATCAATAAGACCCTGAATCAGGTTCTTGCCAATATCAAAAAGGCTAAAATTGTCAAATGCGCTCTTGATTGCAGAAAGAATTTTTTTCGCAGTTTCAGTTACGCTAGAGATAGCATCGGTAATGCCTTTCTTCAACCCGGCGATAATGTATCCGCCTTGTTCAGCCATTACGGTAGATGGGGAATTGATTCCAAAGGCAGACTTAAAACCGTTGATAAATGGATTGAACACATTTTCAACAATCCAAGAAGCAACATTCGTGATTGCGTCTTGAATGCCGTAATAAATACCGTAGACGATATTCAGGCCAACATTATCGAACGGCCCTTCTGCCACTTTCTTTTCAAAATAATCGGCGATTCGAAAAACCAGACCACCCATAAAATCGAGCGCTTCAATGAACGCTTCGCCAAAGAAACGACCGATGGCTTGAGCTAGCCCGGCCCAATCTACAGAAGTAACGGCTCTAATAGCAAAGTCAACAAGGTCTTGACCGAGCTGGTAAGAGTCTGTGCCAGCCAAGAAATCAGCAACAGCGTTAATGCTATCAGTGATAAAGTTAAAAAGAACTCTTGCAAGCTTTTCAATCTCAACATTTTGGAAAGCATCGGAAAGCTTATCAGTTAATTGCTTCCCAACACCAGTCCAATCTACTGTTGCTATCCAATCTGAAAGTTCGTGAAAGAATCCAGAAAAACCATCAATAAAGGCATTTAATACAGATGTCCAGTCAAGCCGAGACAGAAAGCCGCCAAGAAGCTCAAACTCGATAATGAATCGGTCTGCAAGTAATCGGCCAAATAAATCCCAGTCTACAGAATCCACGAGCCCGTTAATGCCATCTGCAAAAACCGCTCCAAGCGAGGCCCAATCAACAGAATGGATGGCATCATAAATCATGCCCATAAGTTTATTTAGCTGTTCGGCAATTTGGGTTCCGATTTGAAAAGAATCGAGAGATTTTAATTTCGCCTTAATCTCATCAACAGCGCTTCCAGCATAATCTTTGAACATATCATACTGGGAAAGGTCAACATCACCGAGCAGATTACCAGTAGCGCCACCACCAGAACCGGAAGAACCAGAGTTTTGTGAAGGGTCGATAATGTTTAATTCATCAAAACCCATCGTATAGTCTTTGGCTGCTTTTGCTGCCGATTTTGTAGCATCGGCGGTGTCATCCATAGCGTCGCTCACGCCGCCAATATCTTTCTGTGTCTTGCTAAAATCGGTAAATTCAATTTTCTGTCCGAACATAGATGCAAGAGAGACCACAAATTCTTTGATAAGGTCAACTGCTGCAATCAGAACGGGGAGAATCGCCTTAAATGCGGGATAAAGAAGCTGACCTACAGCCTTTGCAAGCTGCGAAATTTCAGACTTCAAAATGCGTACCATATTGGCGGGGCTACTAATGGTCTGCGCGAGATTGCCTTGAATGTTTGTGGTCTGCTTCATAATGGCAATGTAACGCAGAACCGCCTTATCTGCCTGAGACAGACTAGAAACCTGCTTGTTAAAGCCCAAAGCCAGAAGCTCCTGCTGTAACCGTGCCTGAGACAAGTCAACGCCCAAGCGGCGAATAGGCTCAAGTTCTCCAGAGATAGCAGAAGCAATTGCGGTAAAGGTAGTAGCGGTATCTTTATTCCAATAGGACGATTCGTCATAGGCAAGTTGGGTCAGGTTCTTGGATAAGATATACGCTTTATCGCTTGCCAGACCGAACGAAGTTGCAAGACTTTGAATCGTAGCAATGTTTGTCATTGCTTCTGTCGGGTCGATGCCAAGCAGAGACTCCATCTTATTGATAAGCTCTGTTGCTTGACCGCTTAACTCGCCCATTGCGTTATTGAACAAGTCTGTTGCTTCATAAAAGTCATTGAACTTAGTAACGGCATTGGCAAGATAAGTGGCAATAGCTTTCAGAGAAACTAGCTGTGCTGCACGTTTCTTGATGGCTTCCAACTGGCTTGCCAAGCTTGAAAGGCTAGTACTTGCTTTCTGGTTTGCCGAAGAAAAGCGGGTTGTAGAATTGACAGCACTTTTAATTTTAGATGGAAGTGAAGAAAAAGAGCGCCCTACCTTGTCCAGCTTGGAAGCGAGTGGAGAAATAGCGGATGCCACTTTCTTACAAACTTCCGCAAAATCATCAAGTGTTTTAGAGTCCAGCTTCTTTGTAATGCTTGGGATTTTAGCAATGGAATTGATTGCGCTGCTTACGCCACGCAAACTCTTAATGGAAGAATCGCTAATAGAAGAAATAGGAGAAAGGCCGTTCTTCAAGCTGTTCATCTTGCTGCCAAGTCCTGAAAAATCCATGTTTCCAAGATTGACGGACGAAATTTTGTTCAAAGCATTAGCAACAGAGCGGATGCCTTTTGCGCTTTGAGTAAGGTCTACATTAGCAAGACCGTTCATAAAAGACGTAATTTTGCTAAGACCGTCCAGCCCAGTAGATGCGGATTTAAGAGCGGAAATAGAAGCAGATAACTTATCAAGACTACTGCAAACCTTTGCCACGTTGCCTTTCGTCCGCAAATTAGAAATGGCGGTAGCGAGCTTGTCGATATTAAGCTCTGCACCCTGCGATTCCGCAGAGATTTCTACGGATAAGCTTGTAATATCAACATCAGCCATCACTACCACCATCCTTTTCCATCATGGAGAACATCATGCGTTTGATTCGCTCCTGTGCTTCCGAAGCACGTTGGTATTCATACTCTTCCTTCTCCTTTTGAGTAAGGGGAATCGGTCTATCCATATACTTGATAGGTCTAGACCCTTTCTTTCGGAACATATTGCCAACCGTAGAGGAAAGCGCAGATGCCATGTAAAAACCATTTCTCCACGCTTCTGCATTGGCTCTGCGTTCTCGCAGCTCCTCTGCGTCACGGTATACCTTAGCCAGCCAGACATCGCCGTGCCAGAACTGTTCGTAGGTCATGCCGATGGAGATGTAATAGGCTTCTACATCGTGGAACAGTTTGGAGAAGGAGAATGGTTCTCCCTCTCCGTCTGGTTCCTGAGATTGTGCGGTTACACAATCTCCCACGTTGCGTTTTTTGCGGTCTTGTCCTCAGTGTCAGTTGCCAGCAGAGACTTGGAAGCGTCCATGAACATCTCAAGCAGAATGCCCATCAGGTCTTCCTTCTCCTCGATGTGCTGGAACATCTCGTCAACGACTTTACGCTTGATGCCACGATTCCGGGCGATAAACGCGCCGTAGAACAGGGCGCGGGAGTTGGACAGCAGGTTGGTCATCTGGGTGTACTGGCCAATCTGAAAGCCTGCACGTTCGGTGGCTTCCACGCTGTCACGGGTAAAAGTCAGCTCATAAGTGTTCTTGCCATCGGGGGAATGAAAATTGATAACTTTTGCAGCCATAATAAATGCTCTCCTTTATAAATAGGGGCAGAACCAAATCCGATGTTCAGTTCTGCCCGGTTTGATTGATTCGATTTTTGCGGTTTAGCCGCCATTGACAGTCAGGGTCTCGCTGAACTCAGGCTTCTTGGTGAAGATGCAGTTGATGGTCATTTCCACAACCTCGTCCACGCCAAAGCCGGACAGGCCAACCTGATGCATACCCTGCCAAGTAAAGCCGGAGCCGTCCTGCATCTTCAGAGCGTAATACTTCACGGTGTTGCTCTCGGAAGTCTCATCGTAGCCAGCTTCCTTGACCTTCTTGTAGTCAGTCTTGTTGTAGTTGGCAGTAAAGGACTTGGTGTCACTCTGGATGATGCCAAAGATGTTGACCTGCATAGGGTCAGACAGAGTGGTGGCATCCAGAAGGTTGGGCTCGGAGATCAGGTCGGGCACATCCTTGATGTCGCACAGCTTCGTCAGGGCGGTTGCGCTGTCGCCACAATACAGGGTGGTATTCAGACCGGAGATAGCAGTACTCATAGAATGTTTACCTCCTTATTTTCGGTAAATCATTCCGTCCTCTCCGATTGTTGCCCCATAGCTGCAATCAATCCGATAGACGGAATTGTTATACAGCCCATTCAACGGGGCAAACGATTTTCGATAGAAATTGAGCGGTTCCAATACAGAATCCACGATGCTCACAATAGAGCGGGCTTCTGCAATGCGTCCGCTGGTTTTGTTGGAATAGACACGCACACGCAGGGAAACGGCAGCATACTTGCTTCGGCTGGCAGAATCCCGATGAACCGGGAGATTGCTGTTTTCCTCTATCTGCACACACGGAAACTTTTTGACGTTGCTGTCGTTGATTTCACCGGTGACAAAGATACCTGGGACTTGCTTTCGCAGTTCCTTGGCAACAGCCGTGAAGATGGAATTGAAATAATCAATCAACTATTCCAGACCTCCCTCCACGTTGCTTCTACCTGAGAAGCCATTTCTTCAACAGCCCCCCACATAGCCATAGTTGCATCGTTGCCGCTGGTGTAATTCAACTGACCTTTGCCGGGAACGGTATCCACATAGGTTCCGGCATTGCCGGGGTCGCCGTAGTAGTACCAGCGCTTATGCTTGCCGTTTTCCTTACCGTATGTGCCATGCTCACCAATGTTGTCAGGCAAAGGGAGCGGGCCGACCGTTCCGGCAGCGCCCCATCCCTGATGTGTAACACCGGTGCCAAACTCAATAAAGGCAACTGCCTTGCCCTCTGCAACGATGGTACAAGTCTTGTCTTTTTGGTTGATATGGCATTTTACGTCATTGGAGCCAGCGTATTCGGCGTTCTCGAAGCGTATCTTTGCGACTTCAAGCCCCAACCAAGAAAGACGAAAAGCAAGTGCTCTAGCTTTCTTGTTCAGGGTGGTCTTGTACTCCTGTATCTGACGTTCCGCATCACGAAGTCCGGCATCACTCAACCTCACTTTAATTTTCACTTGCGGCCACCTCCTTCAGCGCATACAACGTATCCGTGATATGCTCTGCGACCTTGACCACAATGTAATTGAAAGGCTTTGAAACGTCCGTCTGAAACCAGACGTGTGTGCCTTCATAAAGCGGTGTGTTGCGCTTTTTGCTGGACGAACTGACAACGTAGCTGTAATCCGTGAACGCGCCGAAAGGGTTCGCTTCCGCAGAACCAGTAGGAGGGCTGACGTTCAGAATCAATTTTGCGGGGTCACTCCACGATTCGTATGCAGATTCGCCAGTCTCGTTTCCCCACTCGTCCACAACAGGCGTTTTCTCGCCGACCGGGTTTGAGTACCACAGCGGACGCTTATCCAGCGGGCTTCCATTGAACATCAGCCGATAACACCTACTCTCGGGACTACTTCATTCAGCAGGGACTGCGCCACATCGGAGCTTTCCCACACACGAGTAATGCCATTGTTGGTATAGCTCGTCTGTCCGTTTGCGCCGATGTGGTTGTACAGTTCCGCTGCAATGCGTATCTGCAACGACTGATACTGCGAGGGCAACTCGTTCGGTCTGTTGCCGAAGGGGTAGCCCTGCGCAAATATCTTGTCTTTGGCGAAATCAAGCAGCAGGTCAAAGAGTGGGTAGTCCTCGTCCGTGATTTCACGGTCAAGTGCGGGGGCAATGTACTGCCCCAGCTTGACTGCCGCTTCGGAATACTGGTCTCCCATGCTGCTTTCCTCCTTTCGCCTTAGTAAGCCTTGATGCAGTACACAGCGTCCATGCGCTCAAAGGACGGCAGGACGATTTCAGAAGCATAGACGTTGGCATTGACCGGGTGAATGGTCAGCTCAGTGGTGATGGCAACACCGGTATTCACGATGGACACGGATGCGCCGGACTGACCAGACAGCAGGTCGGCTTCCTCAGGAGTAGTGCCGTACCAAGTGCTGCCCAGAGCGCCGGACGGAGCAACCACCACCATACCGTCAGGCAGGTACTTTTCGCTTGCACTGTACTGGTCTGCCTTGAACATCTTGTCATACAGATGAATGGTCAGACCGGTTGCAGATTCGATAATCTGCCGAGCTTCGGCATCCAGCAGAACGGCGTTTGCCTTTGCGGTGACGGTCATAAACCGATTCTTCACCTCGTCCGCAGCAATCATGTTGCGGAAGGTTGCGGTGTTCATGTACACCTCAGTCACGACCTCGCCCACGCTCGCCAGAACAGCATCCTTTGCAGCGTTCAGGTCAGCAATGGGGGTGGCGGTGGTGACGTTCCACTTAGACTTTGCAGCAGAGACTTCCTTGAAGTTGGTAGACTTCCAAGTGCCGTCCGGGTCGTAGTTATAGGTGTAGTTCACGCCGTTTGCCTTGATGGTGATGCCGGGAACGCCATTGGTGGGAGCCAGCAGTTGCCAGATCATGCGTTCAGGCACGATACGTGCGCCAGTGATAAGCTGTGCGGTGTCATCGTACAAGCGGTTCATCACATCACGAGCATAGGGGTCGTTGCTGTCCAGAACACGCAGGATTTCCTGACGGTCTTTCTCGCCCAGATGGTAGCCCTCACGGAAGAACGGCATCTCAGTCTCATCAAACTTGAAGCCCTCACGGGTACGGAACGTAGCCTTTGCATCAAATGCGCTGGGCATCAGAGACACGCCAACGCCCTTGTGACCACGCAGCCACTTCAGGTCGAGACCGGCCTTCTTCTTTGCAGGGAACAGCGCATCAGATGCGAAAGGCATCGCATTGGTAGGGTCATTCGTCCAATAGGCGGCAATCGCAGCCGGGGCAAAGACTTCCTTAAGATTCAGTGCCATGTTGTTTTACCTCCTATTAAGCGTTCACGCTGATGTTGTCACGGCAGAAGATGCCAGGAACGGCGGTCTTGAGTGCTTTGATTGCGTCAGCGTCAAAGGTGAAGCTGGAACTTGCTGCTGCCTTCTTGGTGTCGATAACGCCACGAATCAGCAGGGAAGCATTTGGGTTCTCTGCCGGGTCAACGTCATACAGCAGGATGCCGTCAGCGTTGATCGTCTTAGAACCAGTCTCGCCAGCAGCAACAGCTTTCTTGCCAGCCAGCGTCATGGGATAGCCAGCCTTAACCGCAGCAGTTTCGGTCACGGTAAAGGGAATGGCAGTGTAGTCATTGGAAGCAAGGATGGTATCGTTGATTCCGTTGACCGTGTTTCGGGTAAACTTCATGTTTTCCTCCTTGTTAATGGAAAGCACTCATTGCGTCACTCGATGCCTTAGAAGCATTTGCATTCTGTTGTGCAAGGTTCTTGGCAAACGCCACGCCTTCGCTATCAGAATTTCCGTCACCGTTTGCACCCGGAGGCGTGGGCATATCCTTCAGCAGAGAAGCCTTGTATGCGGTGTCATGGGCGGTCATAAACTCCGACTGGAACTTAAACACCTTATCCATGTCGCCGTCAGCCAGTGCAGATGCAGCCTTGTTGGCAAGTTCAGCGTCATAACCCTGTGCAACGAACTTCTCACGGTAAGATGCAAGGGTCTTTTCCTTGACGAGGTTTTCCTTGTCGGCAGTCAGGGCTTCAATCTGCTTCTGCATCTCTGCCAGTTTGTCAGCCTGTTCCTGTGCGGCGTTCTCGTCATCGGTACGCTTTGCTTTGAGCTGCTTCTTGTACTCGGCAGCTTCACCGTTGGCTTTCGTCACGGCGTTGCGCAGCTTCTCGACCTCTGCGTTAGGGTCTGCAACCTTTTCCAGCGCGGAAATGATTTCATCGGCGGTCATGCCATCTTTGTAGGCATCACCAAGCAACACATTGAGTTTCATATCGTTAATTTCCTCCTGCGTTTTTTTACCGTTGCTTCCCTGCAACGCTGCGAAATTTGTATTCCGGCTTCCCTGCCGGAATATGCAAAGGGTTATTTGCCCTCTGTTTCTGTTTCTGTGCTACCGATATTTATGTCGGGAACATCCTGTTTTGGCTTTTCAATTTGCAGTTTCGGAGCTTTCCCATCCTCGCCCAGCTTGCCAGCGGCAATCAAGAACGGTTTGCTCATTTCGTAAGCAGCCTGCGGGTCAGGGAACAAACCGGGCGTAGTAAACGCCAACTGCGGGTCAATGCTCTGACCAAGCATCTGTGCAAAAATCTGAACCTTGCTTTGCTGGTTATCGTACTGGCGGCGGGGTAGCTTAATGTTGATGTCGCTTGCCATCAGCTTAGAACCAGCCGTATCACGCAGGATTTTCAGCATTACAGACAGGCTTTGGCGTTCCGAGAACTTGAACATATTCTCGTACTGCTGCGCCCTTGCTTCTGTGTGATTCCAGCCGTTGCGGACAATAACTGCGCCTACGTTGTCAGACGTTGCATTCTCACTACCAGTGGCACTAGGCATGGCAGTTAGGCTGCGATACACGTTCAACATGGAATCAAGCAGGGTCTGGCTCTGCTGCTGGTCAAGCTCGTTTGCAATCTGCGAAACAGATGCGGGCAAACCAGAAGTGGATTTCAGGCACATTGCGCCCAATTCTTTGACCTGCTTTAGAGCATTTTCGTCCACAAGGCAGTTCGTGAACACCATGATGGACTGGATGAACTGTGCCACGCCGTCCAAACGGTTGCTTTCAAGGTCATTGATGGCATTCAGAACAGGAATAGCCGGTTCAAACAGACCCATGCGCTCCGGGTTCAGCTTGTATTCGACCATCGGCAGCATTCCAAGAGAGTGGTTCTCCGATTTTGTGACCTTGCCGTTGTCGATTTCAAAGTACTGGTTCGGCGTATACACGCAAATCAGGTCGTTCAGGTCATTCTGATAATTGCGTGGGATGTGCAGCACGTTGGCGATGGGCTTGTGCCCGATGCCGGAGTTGTAAATCACATACGCCATGTCAGGGTCAGGAACATCCACCAGCAGGGGCGTTTCGTCCGGGTAGTTACCGCCATACCCCTTGTCAGGAAGAACAATGCGGTATCCCTGTCCACACTCCAACATCCACTGCCAGAGCCGCCGATCAAGCGCATCCTTGCCCTCATACTGCAAGGCATTTGACAGACGGGCGATTTCCTCACCGTCACCTGTTGCCGTTTCAGACCGCACATAAGAGCAAGGAGTGCCGCTCATGTATCCCGTGTAGAAACCCACGCACTCGTTGGCGTGGTTCTCTACAATGCGGTTGGTGATTTCAGCGTGGTATTCCTTCGTTCGGAGGAGGACAGGCTGACTGCCCAAGTAGTAATTGTGCAAGAAACGGATCTCATTCTTGTTCAGCAGATGAATAGGCTCTGCCTTGCCCATTACCACTTTCAGCACATTCTCCCGATTGATTTCCGTCTCCGGCGTTTCAATCGGTCTGCGTCCGGTCAGTGGCTCATTCAAAAAGCCGCCAACGATCATCTGATACTCAGCCATGTGTTCCTCCTTTCCGGCAAAATAAAAAGCGCAGCAAGACAAACCTGTTAAGGTCTATCTCACTGCGCCAAAACTGCGCTTCAAAAGCTATTTACTTTTCAGGTGGATGGATGATTTTCACCCATCCTTCCCTTGTGTCTCCTTCGATAACGCCCTTGCATCTGTCGCACTTGAAATGGTATCGTCCGTCCACTTCGCCAAGATAGCGATTACAGCGGACGTTCTTATAGATTGGATTCTGGCGGATACAAGGACAACAGATTCTAACTAGCATGAGCGCTCCTTTCGTTGGATTTCTGGAAACAGGCTGTTGAGCACAGACCTGTCAGAAGCTACTGGGAAACTGTTCGCACTTCCAGCCGTGCTATTTTCCGCCCCGGAAAACCTTCACAGTCTTTCTGTTTGCCGGACAGGCAATTGCTCGGACTGCGATTCGGACGCGGAAGCCGGATTTGAACCAGCGACCTCTTGGTAACCAAGCGAGCTACCTGACTGCTCCACTCCGCGATAGAAACCCGGCTTGATTGGTTAACCGCTGCTCTTTGCAAAAGGAGAAAATTCAAAAAAGCCTTTTACATCGAGAGCCGGGAATAGCGGTGAGGTGTCAAAAAAGAAATCCCATGCAAAGCAAGAGGATGGTTGTGCTGCGTAGCGGGTTTGAACCGCTTCGTGTCAGTTGGGGGAGTACAAACAACGTTCCGTCCACTCGGAAACGCAACATATAATCCCCACGACAGAGAAAGGCAGCTGTCGTGGGTGAGTAAGAAAGGAGGGTATTACACAACAAATGACGAGTAAAAATGACTTAAAAATCTCGTCAACGCAATACCTAGAGGAAGCTGCAAATCTTCCTAGTACTATTGTAAGCCATGTCAATAGGCAAATCAAATTTTAATGCCTACGCACCCGGCTATTTAGGGGAATTATTAAAATGGCCTCTTGACAGGCTCGATTTTACTGATTCCGTTGTACAATTCATCGGCAAGCTGCGCCAGACTGTCCGGCGCATCATCGTGCGGAACTTTGCCAAGCTGTGTGAACATCGTCACCTGTTCCATGAATGCTTTGTACTCTTTCGACTGGTGTTTCTCGTCAAGGAAGTAGAACCGCTTGATGTCCGGCGCATACTGGATAATTCTGGACAGCTTGCTTTGACCGCTGGGCGCACGCTGGCTGCGAACAGAGCAGTGATAGCCCTGCTGCCGGAGCTGGCTGTCAACCACATCACAGTATTCATCACCGCCGTTGTTGGCTTCGCCACGCACCACGTTAATTTTGTGCTGGATGATTTTGCCAACGACTTCCGGGCGGGTCACGGTCTTGTCTCCGTTATTGAACACAAGGTCAGGGATGAACACGGCATCGCCGTACACATAAGCGATAGGACAGGCGGTAAAGTCCCCGCCACCCCATGCAATATCCATGACCATGAGCTTGCGATCAGGGTCTCCATCAGGCAGAACGCCGTTGAAATACCGCAGTTCGTCAGCAGGGAACAGCAGACCTTCACGAACATAGGGCTTGCCCATGTACTTTGCCCACCATGTTGCATCGTCAATGCTGGCTTTCATATCAGCATAGTAGGCATCGTCAAAGCCAACGCCATAGTCATAATTGAAATTGCTGTGTCCGTTCTCATCCACAGCGGGAATCACCCGGAATCTGTACTTAGGATTGTCTGCGTACTGGTTCTGGATGCGTCCCAGAGGGTCAAGCACGTTCCAGCGTGTACCGACCATCAGCTCCAATGCACCTTGCTTTTTACGGTCTTTCAGCTGGTTCAGGTAGGCATCGTACTTGTTGTTTAGACGCTCAACATTCAGGCTTTCCTCCAAGTCCTCGATTAAGTCATCGCTGTACAGAACGCCACCTTCGCCGATTTCAACAGCACCGGTCAGCGTACCGCCAATGGAGCGGCAAGTAAGGGTAGGGAAACGCTTTTTACGGTTCAGGTCAACGCTTTCATCCTTTGCGCTTTTGTCCACAAGCTGAACGTCAGGGAAGATTTTTCCCCAATTATAGGTAACGGGGTCAGTGATGATAGACAGAACTTCGCCATAGAAGCCGTTAGTCAACTTGTCAGAATGTCCGCTCATGACCGATGCAACGTCCGGGCGGTTGCCCATAAGCCATGTGATGAAGAAAATGCACAGCGTACTCTTACCTACGCGAGCCGGAAGACTGACCCCTAAGAAATCTATCCGCTTATAGAACAAGTCCTCTAGGTCGTCTGCCAGCACTTTCAACACTCTGCGTCTGGGCTGATAGAACTTCTTCTCCGGCGCACGATTCCATTCAAGGTAGATGCAATAGCTGTCAAACACATCCTTTGCTTCAAACAGGTACGTCCGGCTGATAATGTCATAGACCTTCGCCACGTCCTCGCCTGTTTTCATCTTGGCCATCATGGCCGCACAGACAGAGCGCAGCTCACCAGAGTATTTGTAGGCATCGAACCGCTTGTCTTGCGGCAGAGCATCTCTAAGGTTTACGACCGCCTGAAACCAGTCCTCATAGACCTGTGCTTCTGTCGGATTCTGCTTTGCATACGCTTTGATGCTGTCAATGATTGCAATGCACTGTTTTGGCTGCATAAAAAATAGGCACCCCCTACCTGAAAATGTAAAGAGTGCCTACAACTGCACAAAAATCAAATATTCGGTTTTATTCTAGGTTGCGAACAATGTCAACTGATTTTCAGCCTTTTAATGACTTCATCTGCTGCAAGGAACCCTTCCACATCTTTGTCCGTTACAGAGCCCATCACTTCAATCAAGCCTTGTTCATAGCCATATGAACCATATCCGCAGATAGCATCCCATGCTCGCATTTCGCCATCATAGACCACAATCTGCGTTCCCCAGTCTTGATCTTTGAATAAATCAGGCTCTTTCGATACCAATTCATCCATTTCGGGGAATCTGCGACCATATGTGTGTTCAATGCCACGCTCTGTAAGCATAGCGTCCAATTTATCCATCTCTGTCATTTTATCCAGCCTTTCTCTGTTCAGCAATCCGATACCATGTCTGGCGGGTCACTCCAAGCTGTTTGGCAGCGTCTGTGACCGTAAGAATGCGCTTCTCCACCTGCTCGTGAAGAACATCAAAGAGGTTGCGGTCGTACTCAGTGGGCTTGCGGCCTTCCCTGTAATCGGGGCGCTGGCTGGCAATCTTCTTGCCCTCTCTGGTGCGCTCAACAATCATGTCACGCTCAAACTGGGCAAATACAAGGAACATACCTCTCATAGCCCTACTAGCAGGGGTGTTGTCCATCACGCCAAGATTCAGCACGTTCACCCGGATTCCTTTTTCAATCCATGAATCAATCAGTTCATACCCACCAACAAGGCTTCTGGCAACACGATCTAGCTTTGTAACAACGATTGTATCGCCGCTCTGGGCTTCTGCTTCTAGCTTGTCCAGTTCCTTGCGTTCCATTTTAGTTCCAGTATATACCTCTTTGAAAATCTTAGTTGCGCCAGCGGCCTTGAGGGCTTCTTCCTGCGATTCAAGGCTGTTGCCATCAATCGCCTGTCCAGCGGAACTGACACGAGCGTAACCGTAGATCATTCAGGTTCACCGTCCTTTTCCTCTACTACTTCATAGCAGCCAGCACGAGTAAGTTTCCCATTTGCAGGTTCTACGACCAGTCTGTACCCAAAAACCTCAAGAATTTGAACCATTGTGGATAATTTCATATCATCAGCGAGGACACGAGAAGATGCGCTGGAAATGGTTTTGTAATCAAGCTTTTCCCGGAGATATTCGTATGTTTTATGCTGATTCTTCATTATGTCACGAAGAATTTCGCTTGAGTTCACCTTGTTATTCGTTGCAGCCATTTTTCGTTCCTCTCTTTCTTTAGCATCATTATACGCTTTCTAGCGTAAACTGTCAAGAGAGAAATTTCATCTTGCCGTATATATAAATATACTATACTCTGTAAATACAGAGTATAGTAGTATAAGAACGTTAATCATTTTACACAAAAACGTGTATACGCTTTATTTTTGAGCAATTCTGAATATGTAAAGTATATTTTCTTCAAACTTCCATATTGACAAGTGTTCGATATCTGGTATATACTATCATCAGCAACAAAGCGAGGTGATGAAGTTGCAGAAAGCAGCAGAGCCATCTAAAAACGAATCTATGCGTATGGTTTCGTTCAGGCTTAGCGAAGAAGATATCGAAAAAATCACATTTTGCGCTAACGCTCTGGATGGAACCAAGAGCGATGTTGTGAGAATGGGTATTGATCTAATCTTCAACGTTGCAGAACGCATAAAAAAATAAGCTATCAGCACCCACCTACCAAAGTTTAGCTGATAGCTTATCCGTTACAAAAAGAAGGTACTGCAACCACCAAGGGGGCAGTCTCCCTTTTCGGAATCTATTATACCAAAAAGGGCTGCTCTCCGCAAGAGTTAGGAGAAAAAAACATGAACTTTCCCACGAAAACCGAAGAATTTCTGAAAACCCTCGCCCACGGCAAAGAGCCGACCAGCGAGGACAGGGAGTACGCAGAAGCGCTGGGTAAGCTGTCCGAACTGAACTACCGGGCAGGGTACGAAGCGGGAGCAGCCAAAAATAAGGGCTGAGTTTTGTGCAAGTCTACAAATTTTGACATCAACGCTATCGAGTGCTATATGTAGCACTTCTTTTCTTGACTTAACACAAAATGAGGTTATACTAACATCACCAGCAAATGAAAGGAGGTGAATAAACATGAGTAGCCCTTACGCCGAGCGGTTCAAGCGAACGCTGACGATCAGTATGACTGACAAGCAGTTTGAGCATTTGCAAGCGTACTGCATCAAGAAGCGCGTATCGTTGTCCTTTGCGCTTCGAGATGCGTTCTTTACGCTGCATCCAATCCCGGAGACCGATGAAAACGAAAAATGATACGTCCGCTGAAGTTTGGCGACAGAAGCGAACGTATCATGAACCACACTGGAACAAGCTGTTCCAGCCTTATTATAGCAGGAATTGGCTTGTTCCGCAAGAACCATAGGAGTTTTTATGGAACAAAAGGTTAAATATGCTATCAATCTTATCAGCGAAAACGGACAGGTTGTCGTTTCCAGCCGTGAAGTAGCAGAACATTTCGGCAAGGAACACAAGCACGTTCTGGATGCCGTCAAGAATCTCGTGGCCGAAAATTCGGCCACCAAATCCATGTTCTACGAAACCACGTTTGAAAATCGTGGTAAACAGTACCCGATGTACTTAATGAACCGAGATGGATTTAGTTTGCTTACGTTTGGCTTTACTGGCAAGGAAGCCCTTGAATGGAAACTCAAGTACATTGACGCTTTCAATCAGATGGAACAGAAGCTTACCAACCCGGAACCTGAATCCACGGAAATGCTGTTGAGCCGCGCTCTGATTGCCGCCAATAGTGTTATCGACACGGAGCGTAAGAAAGTAAAAGCTCTGGAAGCGGAAAACGCCAAGATGAAGCCTGATTCTGACTACGCAAAGGCTATGCTGCTCTCTGATGAAAGCCTGACTACCACGCAGATTGCCATGAACTACGGCATGAGCGCACGAAAGTTGAATCAGATTCTTAGAGGGCTTGGCATCCAACATACTGTGAACAAACAGTGGATTCCTTACCAGAAGTATCTTGGCAACGGATATGTTGTCGGGCACCCGATCGAGCTACCGAACGGCAAGACGAAAGAGGTCACTCGCTGGACAAGAGCCGGTCAGAAGTTCATTTACAGCAAGCTCAAAGAAGCGGGCTATCTGCCTGTTGGCGAGCAGATTAGAATGGAGACGTGCTGATGGACTACTCGGAAGAAATGTTTCGGCTACAAGCTGAGAATGAAGAGCACAAAGCCGTTTTAGAAAAAAGCCATGAAATCCTTAATCAGACATTAGAAATCATCATGCCAGAGGATAAGCGGTCAAGAGAGGTTGTAAGTGTAGCGCTGCAACGTCCGTACAACATTTTTGCGAGGACAGCTATTCAATGGGATACAATGATTGTTTGCTCGACATTCTCAGGGAAAAGGAAGAAGTCAGCGCTCCTATCATGTTTCCAACACTTAAATCGTAAATAGCCCATAAGAAAAGCCAGTGGTTAGAGAACATCTAGCCACTGGCTTTTTGTGTTATATGTCAGTCCTGCAAAGCGATAATTTCATAGGAACTGTATCCAGTAAATCCGGACAATGGGTAAAGTTCAAACGTTGTTGTCTGTCCAGAAGGAAGTGCATCGGTTATGTATGTGCAATCTCCACCAACCGGCACTTCGTTGCCTTCCGTGTCCTTCATCTTGTAAATAACGATGACCTTTATCCAATTGCTTGTGAACTGGCTGTTATTTGTGACCTGACCTGTGTAGCGCAAATCATACCCAGAGCCACGTTTAGAGACATTCGTGACCGCAAGCTCTCCGGCACGAATCGCTTGATTGGACGCACTGGCTTTGTGGAAATTCCGCTCATTCGCACTAATGGTATATTCCATTCTGGTTGGAGTAATACCTTCAGAATCAAACGACACATATCCAGCGTACCAATAAGAGTCTCCCTCTGCAATCCAGTCAAGGGTTTCTTCATCGGTTTTTAATACTGAACCGTCAGAACCGAAAACAGAGGCTTTTAGAGATACAAAATCAACGGCGTAATCGGGGTACGTATTCTCAACCAGTACCGCATAGTAGACATAGTATCTCGTTTTACCATACTCGTATTTGGTTTCAAGGTGACTATGAGATTCCTTAATTTCAACAGTTCCTTCTTCGTTAGTTTCTTCCAGTTGAGCAGGGGATGCAATCTCATCCGGCTTTCCAGCAGCCATTGCGTACAAAGGCATTGTTAAAAGCATCGCCGCCGCCAGAGCTGCTGCAATGATTCTCTTTCTCATTTTTGATTCTTCCTTTCTTTGGCATATTGCCTTTAGCTGATTATAGCACATCTAATACCTCGAAAGGGGTCTTTTTGTATTTTTTAGAATTTTTGGAGACTTGCACAATCGGATGGGTTCTGATTTGTGAAAGTGGGGTGGGTCTTTTTTATTTTTTCGGTGGTTGGAAGACTGACCGGGCGGGGCTGGGCGGCGGCTGTATACCCCGCCGGTGGAGACCCCAGCCCCCAGCGCACCCGGACGGTCTGCACACCACAGGCAGCCGCGCAGGCCGTGCCAGATGCAAGGCAGACCACGCCGAACAGATCGTACCGGCGGCGCTGGAGAGCGTGGAGCGTGTCCGAAACTGTGCAAAAGCGGACAGCCCAAAACCAAAAAAATAAATACGCAAAAAAGAGTAAATACCTATTGACATTTACGCAAGAAAGCGTATAATATAATCAGACGCAAGAAAGCGTAACACCTACCAAATACCGTTACAAAACAGGAGGACAAAACCATGAAAAAGTATTATCACGTTATCACCGAGCAAAACGATGAATACGCCTCGACCGTTGCAATTGCTGAAAGCATTGAATCTGTAAAGACCCACTTTGCAGGTCAGAACGTCAGTGAGATCATCGAACTTAACACCGCACAGGTCAACACCATTTCCGCAGCGACTGCAACGGCCATTATTGACCTTACCGCAGAACAGCCCCAGGCTATCACCCCCGATTATACCACACTTGCAGATACCATCCGCGCCGAACTCAACGCCCGCCACGATCGCAGCGCATGGGACAAGGCCGTCACGTTGTACGCTCTCGACCTGCTGGAGGATGTGCAGGAGGGCGCGGACAACATGGAGCGCCTGCCCCTTGACGGCGCAGAGCTTGAACGGTGGGCACTCAACGGGGCAAGCTGCTGGGAGCAGTACAGTAACGGCGGTTGCTCCATCTGCTATGATGCCGATATTGCCGCCCGTGTCTGCACCCCGTCCGAACTCAAGCGCAAACACGGTGGAGTGTATGAGCCTAACAGCCGGGAAACATGGCTTGACGTGCAAGCCCGTGCGCTGTATCAGGCTTGCAACCGTATCCGCAAAATCTGCCGCAGCAACGGCCTGTATTATAAGGAGGCCTAAAAATGATCACTCTTGACTTTTCCCAGTGGGCCGCCCTCTGGTACGTTGGCGGCATGGTCAGCGGGGCGCTGGTTATGATTGCATTTCTTAACAGCTAATAAGGAGGGCGCACAAAATGACATACACCGCAAATAAAAAAGCATATGGCCTATTAGAATCCCTTACATATTGGATGGCTGAGATCTCCTATTGCAGGGAAAAAGACCCGGACGATATCGGGTTTTTGAACAAGGCAGACAAAACAATTCATTTTTTGTTTGACCAGCTTGACCGGGCGGGCGTCCCATTTTGGGCGCAAAACTCAGCGCTTGCAATCGGTGAAAATTGGAGAGAATACGAAAAGCGCAACCTCAACGTATTATTTGAGAGCAAAGGAATTTTGGAGGGCTAAAAAATGACAGACTTAGAGCAAAAGTGTAACGAGTATCGAGAGTATAAGCGACTAGCAGAGCAAGCGGAGCAGATGAGGGACAATCTTCGAGATGAGATTATAACCATGATGGGCGGTATGCCGGAGGTTATGGCAGGCGCTTGCAAGGTGATGTATAAGGACGTTCAGAGTGTCCGACTTGATAGCAAGCTTTTGAAGACGCTGCACCCTGATGTGTATGCTGAGTGCAGCAGTAAGACAACATACAAGCGTTTTAGCGTGGTATAAGGGGGTGCAAGCTGTGATACTATCCGCACTTCTGTTTTTCTTCTGGTTCTTCTCGGCGTTGTTTAAGGCGTCAAAGTGACGCTACCCGGACACTTTAGCGGGGCTGCACCGTAAAGCAACCCCGCCCCAGCCCAAAAGGGCAAAAATATTTTTGCAAGTCCTGTTTTTGGGGCCTGCGATATGATATACTGTAAAAAAGGGCAAAAAAGCCCAGAAAGCGAGTGTCATTATGAAAACCTATACAGAGCACGAAATTAACGGCCTTAGCATTTATGTGGACGACGAAACCGGAAAAGTACACCACGCCGTAAATTGGGATAGCGCAAATCAGACAACGCTTTATCCATACGCCTATAACACCCGCTCCCGTGTGTGGGATAATGTCAGCGGGGATTATACGTTAGCAGGACTGAAACGCACAAAACGCTTGATTGAATGGCACTAATAAAATGTTCACCCGGTCAGTAATGGCCGGGCTTTTCTTTTGCCTTGCATCTGCTGAGGGTGCAGGGCTTTTCTTTTTGCCCGGCAACGTATAAGCCACATACAGGAGTTTACAGCGGCTTTTCTGCTATCCATGCAAATTATACCACCCAAACACAAAAAGCGTTTACAGGGCTTTACAGGCGCATTCCCATTGATTTGCCCTATTCCAGCGCACACAATACAGCAGCCACACAAGCCGCCAGCGCACCGCCCGCGCCACGCTGGAGGGCATACAGTCAAGCGCAGCACCTCCACCGATACCAGATACCACCGCCGAACCGGGACGCTGTACAGGTCAACGCAGCCGCCCTATTATAATAAGGTATATAAGGGTGCGCCCTGTTATGGATCCATGCCAGACAGTGCAACACATCGCAGGCCATGCAAGCCCGGCGGGGCAGTCCAGCGGCAAGGGAACGGCACGGCGGCGCGGAACCGCTGGCGGCTTGTCGCCGCACCTCTTTTCGGGCTTTCGCCCGATATCTAATAAGGGCGAGCAATAGTCGTAGCTTCTCCCGGCGGATAGTCGTGGAATAGTCGCAAAGTCGTCAGACAACCAGCGTTTGAAAGTCCTATATATAGTATAGTAACGAGCTGTCCGCTGATAGTCGCAGAGCAATAGTCGCAACGTTTTCTTGCGAACCTTCGTCAAATAGTCGTGTATTTTTTGTGTGAAATAGTCGTTTGCCTTTTGGGAAAAGAGAGATGCGATAGTCGTTAAGTCATCAGACTGCATAAAATTCATGATTCATTACATATATTCACCAATTTATTCACTCGCCAGCCATACCAAATTCGTATACCAACCGTACTTATTATAATATACGCTTATATATCCTAGTAACTATCTAGGGATTATTCTGCTGGAATAGTCGCACCATCCGATTCGGTCTGTTTCCGCTCGATTTAATTCTCAGCAACGTACTATGGTGTCTTAATTAATTCATAGCATTCTGCTAGGAATAATCAATGCAACATTTGTACATATGCAATCGACTACAAAATGAAGTCAATTCTCCATGTTTGAAATAGTCACAGACCATCCACCAGCTCGAACCTTACGCCAGTTCTTGCCTACAATCTGCTCTGCTGGCTAACAGTATAGTTTTTGGAGATAGAGGGTTGTAGGGGGAAATAACCTTTACAGCCGATTGAACTCTGGTTCACTGTACTGTTGCTTCTCTTGCTCTCTGTCAATCCACATATCAGCAAAGGACTTCCAGTTTTTTATAGGCTTTCCGGTCTTGGTCATCCAACCTGTTCCCTCATAGTAGTTCATAAACCTGCTGGCAAGCCTGTTCTCACATCCAGCATCCAAAAAATACTCGCTCACATCCTCGAAGTCCGGCGTGCTGGCGTTCCCATCGGGCGGGTCGCCCGCTTTCTTAATAACTTTTTTTCTTTTCTTTTCTTCTATATTAAGGAGGGGAACGATTGTTCCCCTCACAGGTGAAGCATTGTTCACCTCACAGGTGAATGATTGTTCACCTCCCTTTTCGCTCTTTGAAGATTCTTCCGGCACTTTGACGTATATCTTATCGGGCTTGTTCTTGCCTTCACGCTTGCGTTCGATCAACCCGGCTTCTTCCAGCTCTTTCAGAGACTTCTTGACCCATCGTTCTGTGAATCCAGTATCGGCAGCAAGGTCTTTGATGGGATACACGATGTATACTCGCCCTAGTTGGTCAGCAAATTTTCCGCTTCTGCTTGCCCTCTGTGACGACCTTGCACGATTGAACAGGTAAATGTAAACAATTTTCTCTGTTGGGCTAACGTCAATAGTCGAGAGGAATCGAGGGTAAACCATGTACCCATTGACCTTTGTATCGGCTGTCATGTACTGCATTTTTCCCTCCTGCAATAGTCGTAGATATCTACAATGCACTCACGGCCCCGTAGAGCTGCGCCAGAGCCATTTTCCGTGTTCGGTCGATAAGTTTTTCCGTCCAAAGTATAAAACGCCTCAGAATGGCTCATTTTAGGGCTTTCCAACAAAAACAAAAGGTCGTCATTGCTGACAGCCTCTCGTTTTTATTTCAGCCAGTCGTTTTCCAACGCACAGAAGCCAAATACCGATGCTGCTGTGAGAATAATCCAAATCACCCAGAAGATGACTACCCAGCCATCCGCACAAGACATCAGGTTTTCTCGCGTCTGGTCGATGTCTGTGCCATCGTAGAACGTGGCATCCTGAATGGTGTGCCCAGTGAGCGTGGCGTACATCGTGCCCGTGTACTCCACTGGCCGGATGTAGTATTCAAAGCGGACGCTACTACCCCTATATTTTGTGGTCAGGTACTTGCTACCGGGCATATTTATTTTCCTGTAGTCAAAATCCTTGCCCAGAAAATGCACCATCTGAGAATGCCATGTGTTAGAGCCAGCATAATCCCATGAGTAGTAGATTTCTGTGGTAGTATAGGTGTGGCCCTTCTCATCGGTGTGCGTTACTACGCGGGTGTGCATATTGTAGTGCTGTTCTTCGCGGTAGATGTACATATATGGCCCGCCGATCTCATCCTCTGATACCGTGTCCACGGCAGACAGAGTGCCGTAGCAGAAAGCCCGTCCAACGTCTGTCCGAAGCCCGTAGCCAAACCGATCTTCAGAAGAAATATCTATCGCAGTGGAGTACTCCTGTTTGCACTCCATTTCCGCCTGTTTGATGTGGCCGGAAATGACCGTACCCAGAATCAGCATCACCAGCACGATAACGGCACTTGCCAGAATCTCCCGGAACGTGATCTCGATCCCGTTAATTTCCAAAGAGGTTTCCGACATCCGGAGCATCCTCTGATACCTCGAACGATAAGAGTTCATAATTCTGTACCTCATACCCGGTCAAACTCAAAAACGTGCTGTTGGGGAAACGCCGGACGTACTGCCGATAACTCTTGACAGTGCGATTATAGTCGGAGCGGTAATTGGCAATCAGATTTTCGGTGACTGCCAACTCGTTCATCAGTTCCCGGTAGTTATCGGCGGATTGCAGTTCTGGGTAAGCCTCTGCCACGGCTGCAATCTGGGTGGTGATCTCAGAGACGGCGGCATCAGAACTGCTGCCCCGCACCGCGATAACGGCCATAAGGGTATCGTATTCGTGCTTATCGTATGCCTTAACCATTTCAACCAGATTCGGGATAAGGTCAAAGCGGCGTTTCTCCTGCACCTGAATGTCAGACTGCGCAGCGGCCACCTGTTCTTCGTAGGAAATGGCGGTATTCTTCGCGCCCTGCACGATAAACAGACCTGTGCCAAGCGTCAAAATTACGATTAAGAAAATTACAACAGCCACTTTCCAAAATGTATCTTTCATCTTTTCTCCTTTCAATCCATCCAAGTATACTCTTGGAAACGTTGAATTTGCTTGTTAAACGTGATGGGAAGGTCGCCTATCTCGCCTTCCTTGTTCTTGCTTAGTCGGAACAGGTACTTGTCGGGGTTATCGCCAGACAGAAGGATGATTGCATCTGCGTCCTGTTCAATCTGTCCGCTCTCTCGCAAGTCGGAGTTAGTAGGCGTTGCTCCGGGCTTGGATGGGTTTCGATTAAGCTGTGCCAGTGCCACCACAACAATGCCTGTGGTCTGCGCCAGTTCATGTAAGGCAATGGATATAGCTGTAATGGCGGCATATCTGTCCTTTGCGCCTGTTTCTTGGATGAGTTGAAGATAGTCTACGAAAATGACTTGAGCCTTTTTACGGAGAGCCTGCGCCTTCATCCACGCCACGTTCTTTCCGGCAGCGGAGCGGATATATAAGGGCATCTTCATGTTCTTTGCCTGTCCGTCAATCTCATTCAAGCTGACCGCCTTATTTTTCACCGTGTCCAGAGGGCAGTATATCTGATTAGCCATCAGACGTGCGCCCAACTTGCGTTTGCTGGTTTCTAAGCTGAAATAGTACACGGTGTAGTCCTGCTTTGCCATGCTTGCTGCTATTTGCAAGGACAGGGCTGTTTTGCCCGCAGACGGTCTGCCGCCGATAATGATGAAATCACCCGGTGAGATGTGCAGCGCTTCATCCAGACGCTCTAGGCCTGTCTTGATGTACACAGGCTTCTCGTCCATGTGAAGCACATAGTCGTTCAGCACATCCTCGTATGTCCACGCATCTTCTTCCTCAGCTTTCAGGCTCATTGCTTCGCCCATCTGCTGGTAAATGTCTGATAGATCAGAATAGTCGGTAAGCTCGCTGGTCATCTGAAATGCCAGACTTTGCACACGAGTGAGTGCGGCTTGTTCTCTGATAAGCTGTACCCAACGCTGCATCTGCTCCCTGTCAATTCGCACACACTCTGATTCACAGGTTTGTACACACGCCAAGAGCGTCTGCGCTACGTCTGGATGCTGCGTGTTTATCTCGACTATATCTATCTTACCCCTAGCCGTCCAATAGCCCTGAACAGCTGCAAAAGCGTCTCTCAGCTCAGGTCTGAACAAGTCAAGTTCAAGGTCTGGTATGATTTCATCCACAACGCCCGGATTGCAGAGCATCAGCGCACCGATAAATACCGTTTGAACGTCCATTGTCATAGTCTAGGAAACTCCATCTCCGTACTTTGCTCGTACTGGTCATCCTGTTTTAATGCGTAAATGTCCTGCCACCCGGCATAGATGCTCTGGTCGAGAATGGCTTTCCAATCATTCCGATCAAACTTTTCCAGCTTGTTGCAGAGCATCTGTTTTGCCCGGTCTGTCATAGGCTTTTTGATTCTTGTACGCATCTGTGCGAACTCTCGCAGAGATTCCAGCAGGGCTTTATCGCCATGAGCAAAGTCGGAGAAGATGTCAGGTTTCTTCTTGACTGCACTCTCCGGCAAGGTCTTGACGTTCATCTGACTGTCAGTTGATACAATGGGTTCATTGTCATCTGACTTTGAACTCATAGATGAGCTGACTTTCATCTCATTTATGACATGAGGATGAGCTGACTTTCGTGTAGACCATCCTTTTGACGCAATATCGCTTCTTTTTCGTTCTTCATCGAGCAGATGCTTAATCAAAATAAAACAAGATTCTGCTTTTTTTGAGTTCAAAGTTGCGTCTTTTTCTTCAAAAACGTATGAACAGATTGCATCGTAGAGTTCCAACTTCTCTTTACTTTTGAGTGTGGAGATGGCTTCAAAGTAGTATCGTTGGAATGTAAAGCTGTCTCGTTTTTTGTCCATGCTCAATCCTCTTTGTAGCGTTTGTTCCATGCTTCGATAAGGTCTTTCCTAATCTTTTCTTTATCAGCTTTGGAACAATCAGAGTTGTATAGCTTGCTTTCCATGAATACCCGGCACTTGCATCCATTCTTGCCGTTTCCTCTTGTTATAAGCATCCAGCTTGTCAAATAGCCGCTCGCTTCGTCAATAGCAACTTCTCCGCTGCAGAACGGGCATCTCTTAAGTTCTTCCATCCTTAATCCTCCTTACACCGGGCACTCAGCGTCAGATTCACGCAGCCATCCTTCGCCCGGAATATTGACTATCTCATAATACTGCCGTGCAACGTAGATTGTTTTCTGCCCATCCTCAGCGATCAGACCGACTACAAGATAGCCACCAGCAGCCGTAAAGAACCAAGGGTTGCTCTTGTAAGTCTCGCCCTTCATCCAGTTCTTCATTCTGTTCACGGCTTTTTCAATGTCCTTATTAGAGCAGTCCGGGTTGTCATATGCAAAGAAATCCTCAGGAAATTTAAGTTTTTTCACTTTCTAAATCCCTCTCTCGTTCTCATAATTCGTTTGAAAACTTCATGTAGCTTTGCACCTTTACGGTATACAGGTCGGTTGTGCTTCTGCTTGATGTAACCGCACTGCGTTTCGGACTGTCTGACAGCATTTGCAAAATGTTCAGCTGATGCAGCGCATCGGTTCATTGCTTCTGTTAACGCTTCAAATCCGTTCATATTTAGTTCTCCTTACGCATACCATTTTGGTGCTTCGTTAAAGATTTCCACACCTTCTGTAAAGCCAAGCCTATCTAAAGTTTCGCACATGATGCCGTCCATCATGCTATGAACAATTTCCTCGTCATCGCCGTACTTTTGGTACGCTTCCCGCATTGCTGCCGTAAACGCTGCAATCATATCTTGCGTAATAACGATATTGCTTTCCATAAGCCCTCCTACACCATCGGG